TTGGCCATTAATGAGATTTTTGTTGAAGGTTTCCAGTCACATACAAATAGCCATTTTAATTTAGGAAAAGGGTTGAATGTAATTACTGGGCCATCTGATAGCGGGAAAACTGCCATCATAAGAGCGGTTCGCTGGGTAGCATTTAACGAACCTCAAGGTGAGGCTTTCGTAAATGAATCTGTAGGGCATGCGGCGGTTGCGATTCACTTAGATAACGGCATTATTATTTCAAAACACCGAAGAAAAGGGAAAACATCATACAGAATTCAAACGGATCCTGGTGATGCAGGGAGTGTATTTGAAAAATCTGAGGTACCTGAGGAAGTAAAACAACTACTCGGTATTACAAAGCAAACCTTTGGTGATTTTGTTACAGCTTTAAATTTCGCATTTCAGCTCGAGGCACCGTTTTTAATAAGCGAAACACCATCATCGGGTGCGAAGGTACTAGGGAAGTTAGCAGGGACAGAAGCTGTAGATCTCGCGGTAAAAAGTGTATCAAAAGATACATACGCAGCAAGGCAAGAGAGATTACTAGCGGAGAAAGAAATTGAGAGATTAGCAGGTAACTTACTCGAGTACTTGGATGTGGATGATAAAGTACAGCAGTTAAAAACCGCTGAAAGTCTGATGGAGCATGTAGAGGAATTGCATAAAAAGAAAGAGGTATTAAAAGAAATATCTCACATGTACACAAGTCGTAAACAAAAGTACATAGTAGCTTGGGAAATCGGGAAGCGACTTGAGGATGTGCCAGTACTTATTCAGATACTAGAACAAACAGAAAAAGACCAGCAGCGTCTCCAAACACTACTGGACTTACAAAAAAGATACGAGTCACTGTCCACCGCCAAGAAGACATTGACCGAAACATTAAAACAATTTGATGGATTAGTAGAAGTAAGTAACTTGTTACAAGATTCTACTAAATTTGAAGAAAGATATTCTTTGCTTTTTATCTTATCACAAAACTATAAAAAGTATAGTCAAGCCTTACAAAATGTTCAATTACAGCTAGGAAGGTTAACTGTAGTTGAAAACATTGATGTAGTTGTGATTGAAGAGGAAGTAAAGAAAAAGGACGAATTAAATAAGCTCTTTGTACAGCATAGCGTGGTTAAACAACGCTATGAAAAAACAAGCATGGATGTAAACAGATTATCTGTACCTAGTGGCACGTCAGATCAACTACAAGAATGTGAAACAAGTATTGAACGTTTAAACCAAATGCACATGTTGCTTCACAGATTTGAAACTACACACAAACAATATGTGAATATTACGAGTCGTGTGGAACGTTTACATGTCCCTGAAGAAGCAGAAATAAAGGTAACAGAAGCTGAGAAGAACGTATCTCGTTTAGTGGAGTTAAACGAATTATTACGGAATTATATGATTTGGAATCAAAGAGTTCGTCACAGTACGAGCACATTGGAATTATACGATAAGCACATTGAAAATTACAAAAAGGAATTGGAAGAGACATGGAACGAGGCTGGTGGAGTTTGTCCACTATGCGAATCGCCGATGTCTTTTGAACATTCTCATTGAGGGGTGATTCGTGGTGATTGATACGGATAAGGTGAGTGAATTTATTATAACGGCTGGAAGACTAAATGAAGCCTTAAAGGAATTACGTACAGCTTTGCAAGAACTCGAAACCGGAAAAGCCTTAATAGACATGAGTATACTTCGAGGCCGTACAAAGCATGATATTTACAGTTTAAAAACTGTAGACCGTAAAGAACTGGAAATAGAAATTAAACAAGTTATTATAAACCACTTGAAAGATAAAGAAAAGTTTGTGGAAAGCGAGCTGCAAAATTTACTAGCAAAACAACTTGAAGGGGGAAATGAATAATGGAATTAAAACAACGTATTGAAATCGCGAAAGCCAATTTAAAGAAAGCTGAAACAGCAAAGATTCAAGCAGAGGCGGAAAAATCGTCAGCTGAAAAGCAGTTAACAGAAATCGCTGAACAAATGGCGCAGCATGGTGTAACACCTGAAACAATCCAGGATGAAATCAGTAAGCTTGATTTATCAGTAAAAGAAAACCTGGAGCATGTAGAACGACTCATTCCGCAGGTGTAAGGAGGTTGTTCTTATGTACGAGCTTCTAAAAGCAAGAGCGGATATCCGTCAGGTAAGCGATAAATTAAAAATGAAAATTGGTCAACGAGACTTATTAGTAAGACAACAAAAAGGTGCAGAGGCTAGAAAAGCAAAAGCTGCGGCGCAACTCGGTGAATTTGATTTAGTACAGATCCTTCTTCAAAAAACAAGTGATTATGCAAGGCAGCAAGCAAAACGTCGTATTGAAGAAATTGTTACCTCAGCTCTTACAGTTGTATTCGATAAAGATTATAGATTCGAAATTGAAATAACCGTAAAAAGTAATCAACCAGTAGCGGAATACTGGTTACAGTCTGAAGATGTACGAACGCAATTGAAGCCACCTGATTATGATCGTGGTGGTGGTGTAGCAGACGTAGTAAGTTTAGCGCTCAGATTGGCCGTAGGAGAGATTAGTGGTGTAAGAGGTCCATTATTCTTAGATGAGGTCGGGAAGCACGTGAGTCAAGAATACGCGCCGAATGTAGCGTACTTCTTGAAGGAATACAGCATTAAATTTAATCGTCAAATTGTTCTTATTACGCACAGTACTCATTTAGCTGAGATAGGTGACGTAGCAATTGGTGTGACTCAAAAACAGGGAAAAAGCATAGTAACTGCTTTATAGAAAGGGAGATTTGGATATGTGTATGAAATGTGAAATTAAAAATGTTTTAAAAGGTGCATTAGCAAATGCTGCAGGTTTAAAAATTACTGAGGAAGTTATCGGGAAAGCAACAGAAGCTCAATTAAAGGAATTACAAGCTGCAGATGAAGCAGAGAAAGCTATAAAAAAACAACTTCAAGCTGAATATAAAGCCGAAATTGCACCGATTCGTGAGAAGTATATAAAACGCACTGAGGAACTATTAAAACCAGTATTTGAACGTCATGATATGGCTTGTACAGAAATTCAAAATGCTTTAGGTATCAAAGAAGATGACGATGTATCGATAGATCTTGGAACAGGTGAAGTTACAAAAGAAGTTATCAAAGAAAAAGAGACAAGTGACCTGCACTAATTAGTAATGGTACCTTATAGAACACGAAAAAGCAGAGGTGAGAGTATGAAGTTTCTATATTTCGGTGATCCACATATACGAGGTACAAACCCTCGTAATCGTAAGGATAACTACAAAGAGGCATTAATTGCGAAGTTCCGTGAGATCTTTGCGCTAGCTAAATACAAAGGTGTGACAGCAATTATCCAGCCTGGAGATACATTTGATAGACCTGAGGTGACGACAAGCGTATTACTAGAGTTTGCAAAGGTATTGAAAGAAAGCCCTGTTCCCATTTATACGACAGCTGGAAATCATGACATTTATGGATACAATCTTGCAACGTATGAACGGACAAGCCTAAGAGTGCTGGAGTTAATCGTACCGCAGCTTACAGTCATAAATGATCCAGGACAAGCTAAAATGTTTCATCAAGATGGTAATCACGTACAGTTAACGTTTACGCCATACAGTGACCAAATTGATAAAGCGGGATATGGTTATTCACCAGAAGTTATTGAAGATTATGAGTCAACCAAAATACACGTAGCACACGGAATGCTACTAGATCATGATCCACCTTTTGACCGGTACACAAAAGTACAGGATGTAAAAACGGAGGCAGATTTGGTTTTGTGTGGCCATGATCATACAGGATTCGGTGTTTATAACCGTTCGGATGGGAAAGTATTTGCGAATATCGGTAGTATTACACGTTTATCGGCTTCAGAAGCTGAAATTAGCAGACCAATACAGGTACTTCTTATCGATGTAAAATCTCCAGGTGTTTTTGATTTAGAACGGATTCCACTTCAAAGTGCAAAACCTGGTGAAGAAGTACTTGATCGTAGCCGGATTGAAGCAGAGAAGAAACGGGCATATGCAATGGAGGAGTTTGCTTCCTTGATTCAAACGGAAACAGGAGAGGATGTGCTAGTTGATATTAATACGATTGTTGAGAGTATCGCTAAGACAGATTGCATAAATCCTGACGTAGTAGAGATAGCGTTAACGAAAATCGCAGAAGCGAAGGAGGGATTACGCGCATGATTGTCACTAAACCGCAATTTGATGAAAACGAGTTAGGTGAAGGTACACCGGTGCAGTTATGTATTTCCAGCAAAAAAGAGAAAGACTGTAAAACAAATTGGAACGGCATTGTAGTTGGCTTTACGCCATTAAAGTTAAAGGTCGCAGGATACACACCGAAATGGGCTTTAGATATAGAGATTGTTAAAATTAGTATCGAGCAAGTTTTAAAAGAAAAAGTATCGATAGAAAAATTAGTTCGACCGATACGTTATACAAATCCTGAGGAGGTCTCTACAAATGAGTGAATTAAATAATCAAATTCGTAGTTTACAAGAAGTTCACGGTACCGAAAAGTTACTTGCAGCGGCAACAGAAATTTTAGGGAAGAAAGTACCTACTGATTATGTACGTGTATTGGATCCACTTGAGTTGCAAGCGTCCTTACAACAAATCGATGCTGCAGTACAGGATGTTCTTGAAAAAGGTAAGGCGCGTGAAGAAGCTTACGGGCGAAAAGCGGAGCTAATTAAACAAAAAGTAAAGCTAAAAACAGCTGTAGAACTAAAAGAAGCCGAAGCGTTTATGCAAATCCAAGGTGAAGGGCGTAATCAATTTGCTTATGTAAATGATCAAAAGGTTGCTCTTACTAACGACACATTACGTGATGCGTACCGACAACACTACAGTAAAGAAGAACGTCAACAACTTACTGAGGTAGAGCAAGAATTAGCTTCTATTGATATCAAAATTTATCAAACAAAAGATGCCTGGGAAACAGCGAAAGAATCAGCAGATCTTGTAAAAGCAAAAGCATATGTACAAGCAAATCTACTGAAGTTTTTGGCGTAGGAGATTGCTATGATTCTTTTTGTTCTGAACGCTGCAGATGCTGATACGGGTGAAGATATAGATTTAGAGTTGAAAGTGGTAGAAGAAGACGCACCAAAATTTTTAGAGATTTTGATTAGAAGTAATATACCTTTTCACATGCCGGAACAAGGAGGTACCAATGGATCCAAAACAAACAGCACTGAGAAATAAACAACGTGAACGTCAGCAACGTGGGGATGATTTTCAAGCTGAAATCAGAAGAAGTTGGCGAGAAATCCCGAATGTATGGCGTATGAGAATAGCAGATGGTGCAGGTGCAACTCGTCCAGGTGATGAGATTGTACTAACACCTGAAGTAAATATATTAGCGGAAATGAAACGTACTGAGAGTCGTAGATTTTCACTAGATTATATGAGACCGAATCAGATTCTCGGATTACGAGATTTTGATCAAATTATTGATAGAAATTTAGGTTTAGTATTTATTAGTTTTCTAAATGATAGCAAGGGGCTTGACGAGGCTTATGCATTCAGACTTATTACAGCTCTTATTCATATGAAAAAACGGAATGTGAACCATATAAAACTTGAAGAATTTCAAAATCAGACGGTTCCTTGTGTACCACTTCCCAGACTTACATATCATGAACCTTCTTACGATTTATCGGGGGTGCTCACTTGCTACAAATCTTTGTAAAACACAACATCCGAATAAGAGGTGCCAGTACACCTCTTAAGGCGGCGATTACGAAAGAACTGACATTTGATAATCCAGCGTATGTGAAAGCGAAAAAACAACGTAGACCCACATGGGGTGTACAGGCAAAGCTTGAGCTATTTGTTTATGACAGAGGTGATATTGTTACGCCTCGCGGCTTCTTATCAAAGCTAGAAGATGTGTTGAAGAACTTAGGGTATGACCCAAGTAAAGTGATTACGTCACAGATTTCATATGGCCGGGATGTTAGTTTCGGAGAATGGAATGAAGGGTTTGTTTTAAAGGAAGACCAAACACCGATGGTACAAGCACTTATGCGAGAAAACGGAATAGGTGTTGCACCGGCTGGTTCTGGTAAAACAGTAATGGGGATGCGTTATATCTATGAAAAAGGTAAAGCAGCCCTATGGCTCACACACACTAAAGACTTAATGTATCAATCCGCAAAGCGAGCTAAGGCTACAATGCCTGGTATCGGTCGTATCGGCTTTTTCGGTGACGGGGTGCATGATTGGGGAGATGGTAATTTAATCGTTGCTACAGTGCAAACCTTACAGCGAAATCCACATTTAATCGATGCGCTAAACGATTTTATCGGGACAGTAGTAGTAGATGAAGCCCATCATTTCCCCGCGGTACAATTCATCGAAACGGCCGGGCAATTAACTGCTGAAAATATGATTGGTCTCACGGCAACACCTTCTCGAAAAGATGGATTAGAAATCTATATGTACAACGGTGTAGGACCAAAAGTGTACGAGATTAGCAGGGACGGAATGTATGAAGCTGGGAGACTAATAAAACCGAATGTGAAATTCGTATACACCGAGTTCAATTACGAAACGGCAAGTAACCGTAACGAGATTGATAGTGTAGATGCCGGGGGAGAAGATCTTGATTATACAGATTTAATTAGGCACCTCATTTCGGATAAGAAGCGTGCAAAATTAGTTGCTGAAAGTATTGTGGAGCATTATCCATTAGGGCCTGCAATAGTTATTACGGAATCAGTCCGGTACTGTTTTGTCTTACAACAACTCGTACAAAAAATATTGAAAGAACGATACGGCGATACGTATTATGGGAAACCGATTAATACAGCTGTAGTACACGGCGGAATCAGTCGTTACACCTGGAGAAAAGCAAAAAATGAAAAACATGCACAGCAGCTCATTGATAATGGTCATGCAGTCGATAAAAAACAAGGGAAATACGGTTGGCAGGTAAAGGTTGCGCAGTATTCAGAAAAGGAAATCCGTGAATGGCAAGTAACAAAGCAACAACGTAAAGACATTTTAGAAGCGTGCGATCGAAAAGAAGTAAATATATTATTCGCGACCCAGTTAGCGCGTGAAGGACTGGACATGCAGCATCTAGCAGTCGGCCACATGGTAATGCCGAAACGTGGTGATTCTCGTGAAAGTAATAGTGGTTCATCGGTAGAGCAAGAAATTGGGCGTATTATGCGACCTGATCGGAACAATCCGGATAAAGAAGCGTACTGGTTCGATTACGTTGACTACAATGTTGGAGTGTTTAAGGACCAATACCATAGCCGTAGAAAAGTATACAGCAGAATTGGATTAACGGTACCAAGAAAGCCAAAAACAGAACGAGATACAGTAGCTAGTTTTTTAAATGATATGCCTTGGTGAAAGGGGTGATAAAGATGGAAAAGTACGAGTATGTAGGTGCACTTTATGAAATTACAGAATTAATTGCTTCAGCGAAAGAGGTGAAGTAAGTGGATCAAGTTGATAAAGAACAGGCTGTAAAGTCGGTTGTAGCTATGGTTGGTAAGGTTTGGGGTTCTTTAAAAACGATTATTCAAAGTATCGGTAAAGAGGTAGTAACAAAAGTTAGAGAAACACAACCATTCATACAAGAAGTTCAACGACTTGAAACGAAACGCGCGAAGCATAGAAGAAAAGTTACTTATCGAAAAAAGAAAAGTCAAGCAAAACGAAAAGCGTGGAAAAAATACGGCCTACAGGGGCGCGGGAGGAAAAAATAATGACACAAGAAACAAACCAAAATGAAGTAGTGGTACAAAATAATGCGGTGGCAAAAACAAACACTGGAAGTAATTATATTACAGCAATTTTAGAAGAAACAAAGCAAGGGTTCGTTGAAGCGAATAACGGACTTGATATGGATTTCGTCCGTATGGGTGAATGGTTAACGATAAATGCGAAAGGTAATTTCATTGAAAAAGATGATGAAAATGTGATCTATGGTGACAGTATTGACGTAGTAATTGGATATGGTGAACAACGTTGGTCTGTATGGGGAAAAGAAAATTCACCAGAAGATGGTCAATTGATTGTAGCTGAGAAAACAAAAGAAGAAGCGGAAGTGGTATTCAATCAATGGTTAGCTGAAAACCCACAAGCTGAGGAACGTTACGAGTTAGACGATATTCAGCTTCGCTATATGGCATCAGTTGTTCCAGTGTCAACATTAAGTCCTGACGACTTCCCACGTATCTACCTTATGAGCTTTAGTCCAACAGACACTATCATTTTCGGTCGTTTTGCGATGAATGTGTATACAGGGAAATATAAAGCATTAGGTGTTCCGTCTAAACTAGGCGTCAATAAAATTGTTACGCGTTTAGTAACAACAGAGCGTAAGAGCCGCACAAATGCAAGTAACCAATGGATCGGTATTGACTTCCAGCCTGTAGGTGTATTTAAACCAGAAGACTACGGAATTAATGTAGAAGAAACAGAACAAGCAGAACAAGCGGAAAAAGTTTCAGAATAATTAAGGAGGGCGTCTACAAATGGCAAAAAAGAAAGATAAAACAAGTGAATATCAATATGTAGACGCATGGTACAGCAATCAGAAAGGTAGAAGCATTCCGTGGAAACGAATCCCTTCTTCTGAAGTGAAGCAATTCCAAACGGGAGAGGCATTCAATTTCAATTGCTTTTCTACAGTTCAACGATTTGCGAACGACACAAAAGTAAAGGGGGAAGCATTTATTGCTCCCCTATATTTTGACCTTGACCATGCGGAAGACCCATCAGTCAGCCAAAAGGATGCAGTAAAACTGGTGGAATTTTTTACGAAAGAAATGGACATTCGTGAATCGGATATGTGGATTTACTTTTCTGGATCAAAAGGATTCCACATCTTAATAAGCTCCGATGCGCTCGGTATTGAACCGAGAAACGACCTTCATAAAATCTTCAAACATATGGCTGGATACTTAGTCCATCGATTAGGACTCACGTCACTAGACCTGGTGGTGTATACAGAAAAACGAATGATTCGTTTACCAAGCAGTATACACCAAAAAACAAACCTATTTAAAACAGAAATTAGTGTAGATGAATTAAATCAGTTAACACTGGAAGAAATAAAAGATTTAGCTAAGTCACCAAGGCATCCTGACGATTTACCTTATACACCAGAAGAACGTAAAAAAGCAATGAAATATAGACCGCGCACAGGGTACTTGTTAATTGATAAAACCAAAGAATATGAACAGGCCGCGTCTACAAACGCACGACGTTACGAAAAAGAAGAATTCCAATTCAAGAAAGACAAACCACCGGCATGTGTCGTCGATATTTTAAAGGGCGGCTGGAAAAAAGACGGTGACCGAAACCAAGCAACAGTACAGCTTGCTTGTTACTTCAAAGATGCAGGCTATACCAAGGAAGAAACAATGAAAGACCTGGAAGAGTGGGTACTTAAGTTCACTTCTGAGGATAATGATTATGGTAAGCAACAACGTGTAGCAAATACGCGAAGTGTAGTTGATGCGGTATACAGCGGTGACAATACATACAAATTTGGTTGTGCATTTATTCGCTCACTACATGGTGAAAAGAAGCCGGGGAGCAAAGAATACGAACGTGTAGCATGTGCCGGTGATATGTGTCACTGCATTAAGAAAAATGCAGAGGAAGAAGAAAACGCGAAGCTCCTACATTTAGCAGAGACTGGTAACGCAGATCTTACTGGAAAGCTTGTAAAAACACGTGTCATGGTTGCAGGTAAAAAGCATACACCATATATCATTCCGAAAAACATCGAGTACCATTGCTGGGGCAGAGAAAGTTGTAAAAAGGTACATTGTCCTCTATATGACATCCATACGCATACAGGATACAAAGACCTGGGTGTCAGTGATCGAGAAGTCATACAAATGACAGGTGTAGGTGACGATAATATCAAAGGCATTTTACGAGAAATCTCAGGTATTCCAAATTGCCCGAAATACAATACCGATATTTTAGAGAATATGAACGTGGAAGAATTACTTGTAATCCCTATGGCTGAAGAAGATGACGAAAAACAAGAGCAGCATAAAGGGAATTATGTACTTCGAAAAGTGTACGCCGTAAATGGATTAAACGTAAGTGAGAATAAGTACTACGAATTAACGGGTTATGTATACCCGCATCCAAAGAATCAGGAGTCGACGCTACTTGTAAAGAGTGCGACACCGCTTCAGGATGTGGTTGAAAGTTTTGAGCTAAATGAACAAGTGAAAGAAGATTTAGCAACATTTCAGCCGGCAGATTATACAGCAGAATCAATTGAACAGAAACTAGGAGCGATTTGTAACGATTTAACGTACAACGTAACACACATCGTAGAACGTGATGAGACGTTACTTGCGGTATTGCTAACACTTCATAGTGTTCTACGTTTTAAAGTACCTTGGGATTTAAATCCGTTACGCGGATGGGTGGAATTAAAAATAGTAGGTGACACAGGTACTGGAAAATCGGCGCTCATTGAAAAGGTAATGAAATATTCGGGGCTTGGTACTCGAGTAAATGCGGAAAGTACATCGCGTACAGGACTAACGTACAAGATGGAACAGTCAGGTGCTCAAGGAGCATGGTACATCGTTTGGGGTGCGTGGCCATTAGCAGATAAAGAAATGATTTGGATCGATGAAGATACAGGTATTACGAAAGATGATTACGGTGAAATGACACTTGCTCGTTCTGATGGAAAACTGGAAGTAAAACGAGCTGTAACAGCTGAAACACCTTGTCGTGTACGTGCCATCATGTCAGGGAACGTACCGAAAGGAAAACGACTGGCTGATTACTCTCAAGGAGCAGAAAGCTTAAAAGATATTTTTAATAACGAGGATATTAGGCGTTTTGACTTTGCAGTCTTTATGAGAGCGAGTGATGTGGATCCTGAATTATATAACCAAACACTTGCTACGTATCCATCAATTATTCAGAAAGATACTTTGAAAAATAACATTTTATTTGCATGGTCACGTAAGCCGGAGGACGTGTTATTTACAGACGGTACGATTGATAAAGTGCTGGAGGTTGCAACAGACCTTGCAAAAGTATATGGAAATGCAAATGACATACCACTTGTTTCTCCTTCAGATCAACGTAATAAAGTAGCTCGATTAGCAGTTGCGCTTGCAGCTCTTACACATTCAGTTGATGAATCAGGAGAAAGAATCCAAGTTTGGCCAGGACACGTTGAGTTTATTGGGGAGTATTTAAAAGCGTTATACAATGCTCCAGGTTGTGGCTTAAACTACTATGCTCGCTTGGCGATAAAAGAAGAGGAAATGACAGAAGAAAGGTATCAGAAGTTTACGACAGACCTTAAGAAAATCGATACGTTAACAGGTGAAATGAAATTCTATGAGTTTATCAAACTATTCGCTCAGCAGAAATACTTACGACTCGGTGATGTAGAAGCGATGCTTTCTATCGATAAAGAAGAAGCGAAAGCAATTGTAAATCAATTAGCGAAAATGAGGATGATTCTTTTAACAAGCGGTGGTTATCGAAAAACGCCACGCTTTAATGCATACATTGCGTATTGCATGAAGAAAGGTCTCTTTGATCATATACAAGATGAGTACTACTAGGAGGGAAAAGAATGGATTTAACTGTGGAAGAAAGATATGAAGTAGTAATGAAACATGCAAAGAAAATGTGTAATATTGCTCGTTTGGAATCACGTCCAATACTAAAAGGGGCGCTTCATAAAGCGGACGGAACAATTGTAGCTACAGATGGTCACCGCTACATTATGGCGGAACAAGCGCACTCACTTAAAGAAGAAAAAGTAATAAGTACTGTAGATGGCGAGATACTTGATGGAAGTTATCCAGACCTAGCACGACTTATACCCGAAGGATATGAACATAAAGTCACGTTAGATGTAAAAAAGGCGATTGAAGCTCATAAAGTGATTCAGAGTGTTACAGCGTTACAAGATGGTGGTCGTGCAAAGCAAGCTGCTACTGCTTATCTAACAATTGAGAGTGTTAAAAATACATCAGTAAAAAGTGTAAATATTAGCGGTAAATCGACGGTATCAGAATTTGATTGGTTTGTTGGCTCGCCAATAGATACTAGTTTACAAGAGAACAGTGTACCTTTTAAGTTGGCATACAATGCGGAGTATATGATTCAAGCGCTGCAGTTGTTTAAGGATCTCGGAGTAGATGAGGTAGAAATAGACATGTTAACAAATACACGTCCTTTTCTAGTTCATAGTTACGGAGCGAGAGTAGCAGTTGGTATCTTGCCTGTAAGAATCTATTAATAGTATATGGACAAGCATTATAAATATGACTGGAAGTGAAAATATGAAACTCGGAAGTTTGTTTGGGAAACCGAAAACATTAGCAAGTAGTAAAAAACAGGTACCGGTTAAAGAATCGAAATTAGCGGTAGAAATGGAAAAAAAGAAGAAGCCAGGACAATTCGATATTGTTTGGCCAAAAGTAGAACCGCAACAAGTGAAAGATTACAAAGCGATTCTTACAGTCTCTGAGTTAAAGAAATACTTAGAACGTTGTATACAGACGGGTAAAGCAGGGTTTGACTGGGAGACTGCAGCAAGTGAAGAGATTAGAGCGCATTATAAAAAGGCGTTTGAAGATATAGAGGAAGCATGTGCTACAGGTATTATCGATGATAAAGAAGCGGAAAGCCGAAGTGAGAGTCTAGAAAAAGCGTATTTGAAAACGCCGCTGGATCCGTGGAAAGGTGAAATTTGTACTGTGTCTTTATCAGCAGCGGCGCACGAGTCAAGAGTTGTTCCAATATCACACAAAGTTGGCCAAGTATTTGAACCGAGTATGGATAGGGACGAAGCTAGGAAACTTGTACTAGATTTACTTGATGAGTACCTATTTAAAAACGAAAATGTTTTGAAGATTGCGGTTAACTTATCTTTTGAAACGAAATACGCTGCAAAATACGGTAAATACATTTTAGGGAAAGTAGCAGATCCATTGGTTATGTGGGTACGTTGTTTACAAATTGCAGCACCTCAAAAGATTAACAATCCGAAAAAACCGACAAGTGGATGGGGATTAAAACCTGCTACAAAACACATTTTTGGTGTAACGATGAACGACTTCTCAGCACTTTTAAAGAAATATAAGGTTGATTTCTTTGATGAAATTGACGCGAGTAAGGGAGAAGGGTTACTTTACTCAGCTGAGGACTCCGATTATGCGGTACAACATTACGAATATTGGTCTCAAATTGCGTCTCAAATTCCGCGATATGAGGAATGGCTCCATAAAATCGAAATGCCTTTCACACGTGTTATTGGTCTTATGGAGTACTGGGGAATGCATTGGGACCCAAATCTTGCAACACAAAAGAAACAAGAAGCTGAAATTATGCAAGAACAAGCGGCTGAACGTATCAAACAAATCGCGAAAGAAACGTTCAAAATTGATATAAAAACGGGTAAGTCAGGAAAAACGAACGAAGTAAAAAGTTTAATGTTTGATTATTTAAAAATACCTGTGGCCAAGTATGGAAAAACAGGTGCAAGTCTTGATCAAGAAGCGCTTATCGATATGGCATTCATGCTCGAGAACAAACTGAATGACATCGATGAGGAAAAGTACCTCAGCGTTCCATTACCTGAAAATTGGGAAGATATTGATCCGGAGAAAAATCCTACATTAGATAAATTGGAGCGTGGGGCAATTCGTATCGCGAAACGTGAACCGCATCCTTATAAAGAACAAGCACTGGAAGTTATCGATCAGCTAAAGAAAATCCAAAAATACACGACATTACTTTCTTCACATATCGTAGGGCGCGAAAAGTATTTGAATTTTATGAGCGGACGGGTACATGCAGGGTACAGCCCATTTACGGAAACAGGACGTTTAAATAGTTTTAATCCGAATGGCCAAAACGTACCGAGACCTGATAACGATGAATTCAAGATAAGAAACTTCTTTGTACCTAAACCAGGAAAGATATTGTTCTTCATTGACTTTTCGGGTTTCGAACTTCGCTTAATGGCATGGAAATCGGGTGATGAGGTCATGATTGAATTGTTTAACACAGGCGGTGATATGCACCGTAGAACAGCGTCTGTAATGACTGGAAAACCCGAAGATGAAATTGTAAAGAAAGAACGTACAGATGCAAAGGCAGGGAATTTCGGTATCTCTTATGGCGGTACAGAACACGCTTTACAGTTCACATTTAAAACAAAATACATGATTCGAAAAACATTAGATGAATGTGCGCAGATTGTAAATGCTGTTAAAACAGCATACAAACGCATACCAGAATATCAACGCAAGATTGTTTTAGAAGCACGGGAGCAAGGCTACGTACAAACGATTTATGGATACATGAGATTACTACCTGGCATTAATAGCGCGAATAGAAGAGATCGTGGCTCAGCCGAGAGACAAGCAGCAAATACACCAGTACAAGGTAGTGCCGCTGACATTATGAAGAAAGTGCAAAACGAAATTTATGAATCTATCGGTAAACAAGAAGGTGTACTTGCTCATGGTAGTGCCGATATGATTGCACAAATTCATGACGAGATTATTTTTGAGATAGATGATGACCCAGAAATTGTAGCTGCAGTAGAAAAACAAATTAAACAAGTTATGGAGCAACCTCCAGTACCAGGATTTCCAGTTCCGATTGAAGCAGAAGGAAGTGTAGGTTATCGATGGGGCGAGAAAATGAGTGTTGAATCCTGGCTTAAACAAAGGGAGGAATAGCATGTGGGTAGAGGAGAGGGACCACGTAAATCGATGTTTGCAAAGCGTCATGCAACAGCATTGCCACGTGTAAAGCCAGCGAGAATTGTAGGTGTTATTGCTGGAGAACCGTATAACATGGTTTGGGTAGTAAGTTCATTAAGAAAAGATAAAAAAACGGGTGTTTTAGACCCGGTGCCACAGGATCCATACGCAGAATTATTATTCGAGAGTTGTTTTAAAAAATGGAGGGAAGAAGATGAGGGCCTTGAACCGGCAACAACGCAGGGCAAGTGAACGCGAGAGTAAAAAGACAAGGGAACGTCAAAGCTTCCATCGAGGTGAAGTGCAACAAGTATCTCTTTTATCGTATAAAGATGGGCGGACATTAGCATTAAGAGCGGCAAAAGAAGTGTTGGGACTAGGTCTAGTACGTTTAGAGCGTGTACAGGAGCGGTTAGAAGAACTAGAAAACGAGAATTTCAATGAACTATTTTTAGAGCATTTAAGAAAATAGAAAGCTGTAGAAAGGAAGTGTAGTTGTGGGCGGGAGACAGCAAGGAAAGGGGTACGAAAATCGGAAAAGTGATCGGAAGATGGAGAGATTAAAACGTGAAATGGTTAAGCAAAAAAGAAAAGTAGCAAAAGGTGAGCCACGAAAGGCGGTAGTGTACTTGAACAATTCGGAGCAACAGTTAAAGGATGTAATGCAAGAAAATCGTGATTTGCAGTTGGCAGTGGATTTATACAAGTCTCAGGTGAAAGTGAAAGACAATTACGCAAAACGTGTATTAAAAGAAAATAACGAATTACGGGAACAGATTAAAAATTTACGTAAAAAGTTTTTAGCGGTAGTTGTTTCTTATATTGTGGTAGCGGTCATTGTTAGCTTTGTGATTGCTAGATAAGAAGGGAGCGGTTGAGATGTCTGTAGTGAAAGACAACGAGTTCTGGAGAAAAGTGTATTACTACATGGAAGAGCATAATTGCTATAAAGATGAGGCTGTAAAGGCAGTAGAGGCTCAGTTCAATAATAAGGACGAAAAAAGATTAGAAATCATTGAAGCTGTAAAAGAAAAGTTAATGTGTGCAGGAATACCAGAAAAGGATTCTTTAAAATTCGCGGAAACCGCGCCATTTGTTAATTCTTTAACTGGTGCCAGTGTAGAAAGAATGGTTAGAAGTTTTATAAATTTGTTTAAAAAAGGGGAGCGTGCAAAATAATGAACATCATTCATTTATTCCAGCTTCAAAAAGAGCTTGATAACAAGATTGTAGAAAAACAAGGTTTGCAAAATGTGCCGCTATTTCAGGAAAAGAAGTTATCATTTCGTGATGAATTAAGCGAGCTACTTCATGTATGGTGCGGTCATAAGTACTGGAGCAAAAATAACAAACCGATTACAAAAGCTGTACGTAATGAGGGGCAAATGATGGAAGAGGATAAGGAGTACTACAATCCGTTGTTAGAGGAATTTGTAGATGCGCTTCACTTTGCATTATCGATTGGGTTAGAACGTGAATGGAACAAATATATCGATGCTTTTGTAGTACGTACAAACAAAGGTCATTCGAAAACAGAAATTATCGATGTATTTAACGATTTATATGAAAACAAATTGTGGAACGCGGCACACTACATGACACTGATGAATGACTTGGCGTACTTAGGAGCAGCACTTGGGTTTTCGGCTATTGAAATTTACAACGCATATATCGAAAAAAATAAAATCAATCATGATCGTCAGGCATCCGGATACTAAAAGGGAGGCGAAATGGTGGGAAGGTACACATTATGGAAGAAGGAAGAAGTAGCGTATTTGGAGCAATACTGGGGGATTTACAGTATCAAGCATATGGCCCGAAAATTTGGACGTTCAGTTGATGCTGTTAAATTAAAAGCGCAACGCATTGGGTTAGGAGACGCTCGATTACATTTTGAGGGCATTACTATTTTGCAACTTTCTGATGTCATAGGTGTTGATTATAACTGTATAAAAAGCTGGGGCAAGCGCTTTGGTTTTCCTATAAAACTTAAGTTGTTTTCAACGGAGCAAAAAGTAAAAGTTGTATACTATCGTGATTTATGGAAGTGGTTAAAAACGCATAAACACGTGGTGGACTTTTCTAGAATCGAACCAGGTATTTTCGGTCCTGAGCCTGATTGGATGAAAGAGAAACGTAACGCGGATCTAGTAGCCAAAAAGAAACGTGGAAAGCCCTGGAGTGAAGACGACGATTTGTTGCTTAAAAGCTTAGTAAATGCATACCGCTATACTTACCCGGAAATCGCAGCACGTTTACAACGTACCGAGGGTTCTGTGAAACGAAGATTAATGGAACTAAAGATTAAAGCTAGACCTGTACGTATAGGGAACCATACAAAATATACACAGGAAGAAGTGAAAAAAATTGTGGACTTGTATGACCGTGGCTACAGTATAGATGTGATTGCAGAAAGGTTAGGGAAAAGTGCGCTAGGTATTCGAGGGAAGATGGAAAGAATGGGGTATCGGTTTAAGGGGAAGGTCCCTATACCACCTAAAGAGGTTTTAGTCTGAAGATATAAAAAAGGCTAGGAGTAATCCTAGCACTCAAGCATAAGTCGCACGGTAAGCAAGTGTTGCGCAAATCGGGTATTTGCAAGTTCATTATATAACGTTTATTGGGTAGACAGGTTGAATAGTAGCAATCTTTACGTAGTTTTTACATGATATTGAAGTTTTTGATAAAGACCGATTTTGAATTTTATTAAATTATAGGTGGAGATTATATGAATATTTGTACAGATATACAAACGTTAAAAGGTGAAAAAATTAAGTTCGGTGACATTTTAAGTTCGCCAACTACTCATGATGTTGTTGTATTGATAGATGGTAATAGCGAACCAATAGTACAGGTTATCGATCATAAAGATTATATTTTTACATTGAAAAGTTTTGTTTCTAAATGGCCAGTGTTAAGTGTAAAAGGAAGCATTTTAACCAAAGACCATTCTAAAATACTTTAACCAAAGCGTTATTAGATAGAAAAGACCATTCCAATCAGTATTTCTGTAGGAGACTCAATGTATTGGTAGATCTGATTTAAAAGGGTTTGTCCACCTTCTTTGTGATTCTGAAAAGGAAATGGCTTAGTAATAGGTTTTCCCGTTTGATCGATAATGGACGCATAATGTTTATGTTTAGCGATATCAATACCTAAATAGAACATAGCTTACACCCCTATTTTAATTAGTGTTAGATAGTGCTTTTCTCCCCTGAACTAATAAGCGCTACTACCTCGTAAGAGATACGAAGAATGGCTAAAAGCCATCAACATCCAACTCATTCGTAAACTACTTATTAGACAGAGGTACCGCTCTTTTTCACGAATACAAAGATTCAGGGAGATGGTCGGCAACACTCTATCTACAAATACCAGTATCTCATAAAAATAGATACCCTTGGGTTTATAGGTACATCCCGTCCCTAAAAACCTAACTTAATCATACGAGGAGATGATTATGTTGGCTAAACATTGTTTAGATTGTGGAAATAAGCTAGAAACCGTTAATTATGCTGAAACTTGTACTAAATACATTTGTTCTACGTGCAATATATATTGGTTTCAATCAAGAAGAGTGGTTGTAGAGTGGACACGACAAAAGGCTAAGGTAAATGAAATAAAATAGTTATTTGAAAGGGAGTGCCCTACATGGAAGATAGAAAGCACCTTTTTGAAGATGGAGAAAAAGTTAAGGTTATAGAAACAGGTGAGATTGTTACAGTAGATCATTGGTGGTTTTACAAGAAGAATCCAAGTGAAGGGGTATATTCATTTTGTGCACAATATAACATCATTGAACACCCTGGAACGTGGTTTGCTGAATATGAATTAGAAAAGATTTCTTAATAAAACGCTATTTGGGAAGGGGGAACGGATATGCAACTGGATTTATTTCGGGAAATCGTAGTTGATAACTTCGCGGGCGGTGGCGGAGCGAGTACAGGGATTGAAATGGCGACAGGTTTAAGTGTGGATATAGCAATTAATCATGATCCAGCAGCTATTGCGATGCATAAGGTTAATCATCCTGACACAGAACATTATTGCGAAAGTGTTTGGGATGTTAACCCTTCGGAAGCGGTTAAGGGGAGAAAGGTAGGTCTTGCCTGGTTCTCCCCAGATTGCAAGCATTTCTCAAAGGCGAAAGGTGGTAAACCTGTAGAGAAGAAAATCAGAGGATTAGCTTGGATTGCTGTAAAGTGGGCAATAGCTGTAAAACCACGAGTAATTATGTTAGAAAACGTAGAGGAATTTAAGACTTGGGGACCTATAAAAGATGGCTATCCTGATGAAATAAAAAAGGGCTCACGTTTAAATCATTTGTAAAATCTTTAGAAGCGCTGGGCTATGAGGTTCAATTTAAGGAATTACGAGCATGTGATTACGGAGCACCAACAATTAGAAAGAGATTTTTCATGATTGCTAGATGCGATGGAAAACCAATTGTGTGGCCACAACCGAGTCACGGAGATCCGAAAAGCGAGGATGTACGAAAAGGGAAATTAAAACCATGGAAAACTGCAGCTGAAGTTATTGATTGGTCAATTGAGTGTCCGTCCATTTTTAATCGTAAAAAGCCATTGTCTGAGAACACGTTGCGTAGGATAGCACGTGGCATCCAACGTTTTGTGATTAACAATCCGAAACCGTTTATCGTTCGAATCGGTCAGACAGGCTTTGGTGGTGACCGATTGCAATACGAAGTAGCACAACCGTTGACGACAATCACAACAAAGGCAGAGCATCTACTTGTGACACCCGTTTTGGGTGTTAATACGACAGGTCATCCTGGTAGTTCCCCAACAGAGCCTATCAGGACTATTACAACTGGTTGGCATCACATGCTGATTAGTCCAACATTAATACAGATGGGTTATGGTGATCCGGAGGGTAGAAGAGTTCTCAATTTAGATAAACCATTAGGAACTATTACGGCCGGTGGTAATAAGTTTGCAGTAGCAACAGCATTTGTATCCCAGCATTTTGGTACTTCTACGGGTCATGTATTAGAAAAACCATTGAATACTGTAACCGCGGTGAATAAAGCTAGTCTAGTAACTACGTTTTTAACTAAGTATTATGGATCAGATACAGGACAGCGAGTAGATGAGCCGTTACATACAGTTACAACGAAAGATAGATTCGGGATTGTAACTGTAAAAGGACAAGATTATCAAATTGTTGATATTGGAATGAGAATGTTACAGCCGCACGAATTATTCGCAGCGCAAGGATTTCCAGAGAATTATGTAATCGATAAAGATGATGAAGGCAATAATTATTCGAAAGCTAAGCAAGTAGCTAGATGCGGAAATGCGGTACCTCCACCATTTGCTGAATACCTGGTACGTACCAATTTGCCAGAAATGTGCGTGGCAGCGGAAGATAATAAATTTAAACGTACAGCGGCAATGTAGTTTCTTATAGAAATTTCATTTCAATAGAAAGGACTGGTGAAAATGAGCCTAAAGAAAAAGATTGGAAACATCATTTGGCACATTGAAAATAACCGTGAAGTTATTGGTGATACAAAAGTACTTGATCAAGTGCTCGAAAGCTTGAAAAAGATAGAGAACGACGTACCTAAAGATACGAGAGAGGCTGGTAACCTTCTTTCTGCAGGTTTAATGAACGGAATTCACGCGCAAGCGAGTGTTCCAGCAACTGTACACGAATCAATTAGGCGTACAAGATATGGAACATATAACGGCCACAATCAATGGGATTTAGCAAAAGACTTTTTCCGAATGTCAAATGACGCATTCTTTAAAATTTACGGTTTTAATTTCGTTCCAAGAGGTCGATTGTTTGATGATGCAAAAAGCTTTGTGGCGAACCAAGAAGGTGTATTTAGAGGGGGAGCAAGATGAATAAAACAGAAGCAAATAGACATTTTCCATTATGGAAAGTCGAATTAAGTGAGTATGTGTATGGAAGAGACTCAGGTGCTCCGTGGTCAGATCCGGAGAATGATATTCGAAAAAGTGGAACCGTAAAGTATTATTCAAAAGCAGATGTTGATAGTGGATGGAAGCTGGAGTATTCAGAGGGAATGGGGAAATTTGATTATGCTTTACACAAAACAGCAATTACATTAGCTGAATTACAAATGCATTATGGAATGGAACCAAAAGAAAATACGTCGATGTTCGAGTATAACAATAAAATGTTTGTTTTTGAGCATTGGTGCGCTGATCAGAAGTGTGTATGCGGTACGGCTATCGATGAGTTTTATAACGATTACGAAGAGGATAACACTGTAAAAGCAGACATCATTAAATCTACAGTGTTCTTCTATGATAAAGATTGTCTAGTTATGAAAAGCGGTAAGTTCTACCTTAACGGGAAAATGGTAGGCACGAAAGAAGAAATAAAGGAAAAACACGGTATTGAGTATTACCAAGCAGAGATGATGTACCCAGAGGAGATAAGGAAGAAATTCTGTGAGCTATTTCCTGAAGCTACCTCGTATTACTCTTGGTCAGCCACAGGATATTTGAATAGAGGAAAGTGAGGGGTATCTAATACTATGAAACCCGTAAAAGCGAAATGTGAAGCATGTGAGCACGTGTTTCGTGTCCAGATGCTTACAGCACGATTACCGAACCGTGTGGACAAGCATTACTTCATTTGTCCAAGCTGTAAAACAGAGTTTGTAAGTTATTATTCGAACCGTGAAATGAGACAGCTGCAGAAAGAAATTTCGAAATTATACAACGGTTTCCGTAAATGCTATACGAAGGAACAGGCAAAAGTGATTCAGGCGAAAATCGATAAAAAAGATTTAGAGTATAAGTGGTTACGAGATAAATTACGAACGGAGATTGAAAATAATTTACCAAACTAAAGGGGGATAACGTTATATGAGTATACCGAAACAATTGATGATTGGTAGTGTTCCGTACGATGTAGAAGTGGTAAACGGATGGATTGATGAAAGGGAAAATGGTGAAGTACGAATTGCTGAAGTAACGTATCACGAACAACATATCAAGGTTTCGGATAACGTAACAAAGCATGAAGGGAAAATGAAAAATATACTTCATGAAGCGATTCACGCGATGCTGTATGAATATGGATTGGATCGTTTAAATAAAGAAGCTAATGTCAATGCGTTAACTACAGTCTTTTTCGACTTTATTGAAAATAACATCCGTGGTGGTATCTCCAGCTTTGTAGGCGCTAGCGATCATGTTGTGATTAAACCTGTACTAAAAACAAATGTAGAGTTTTACGACTCTGACGTAAAACCTGCCGTATTGAAAGTTAAGGAAGGAGACGAACTTTCCTTTATTAATACAGCAGCTGAACTTGTAGAAACTATTAATCAACACGAACCGAAAGTAGATATATCAGCATTAGGAACCGCGATGGCACAAGCGGAGGTTCATAAAGCTGCAGATATGGGTGTTACGCATGAACAAATTCGTGGTGCTATTAAAGACACCGTGAAAAATCGAAGTCGTAAACTACCAATCGTAGACGTAAATCGTAGCTCGTTCCCTATGGAAGACGTTGTTAAGATTACTAAGCAAAAAGAAAGACCTTTTACACCCGCTCCAGTGAAAGAAAAAGAAGAGGCGGATCCGGCTCATTGGAAAACAGGTATTAAGTATGACGATGAGGGTACACCGAGATATCGTACACGCTATGAGTGCTGCATGTGTGGAAATCGTGGGAAACAATACGAGTATGAGGGAAATAAATTTACGAAATGCCACAATTGTAATGCGAAGCTCAAGATAGTACCTGCAACGAAAAAAGGATTCCCTGAGCGTGATTCATTCGGTAATTTTTACGTAGCTAATGACGAATACAGCGTTATTTTGGAAGGAGAATGAATATGAAGAATATACCTACGAAAGTCATCAGTGAAGAGCTGGAAACGCGTGAAGGTGTTACATCAGTACAGGTAAGTCCTCATGAAAAAATTGAAGTAGCTGGTATTACGGTTGAGGGTCCAGCAGTGATTCTGATTAATAAAGATTAGGGGTGATTGGATGGAACTTATATACGAATATCCGATTTGGACAACGTGGTTTATCTGTGTAATATTTTTCGGTTTAGCAAGCGTCATAGAAACAATTAAGAAGTAAGGAGATGGGGCTATGAAAGCTATATTGAAAACGATTGATGGATCAGAACACTGTATTGAGGAAGCTGATTTTATTCTGGAGGGTTACAACAAAATATCGGGAGCGTTGTTTGCAGAAGGAAACACGATAGACATTACTGATGACGAAAGACGTATTAAAGGAATTGTAAATATGAATTACGTTACGGCTATTAAATTTGAATATTGATAAAAGAAAAGGAGCTGAAGGGAAATGAAATCAACAGGTATCATTCGTAACATCGATCCACTAGGACGCATTGTAGTTCCAATGGAGTTACGCCGCACATTAGGTATTCAGGAAAAGGATCCCATGGAGATTTTCGTAGATGGTGAATCTATTATTCTACAAAAATATAATGTTAACGGTTCTTGCCAAATTACAGGTGAAGTTTCTGACCAAAATATCGAATTAGCTGGCGGGAAACTCGTACTGAGTCCTGAGGGAATCGACCAAGTTTTAGCGGAAATCGAATCACATTTGAAGGGGTGATAAGATGAGTAATTCAGGTGGCCAATATTCAAATATCGAACTGGAAATGATTTTGGACAATTTTGTTAAGGCGTTACCGATGCAGATACGAATGCAGCGTGAAATGTCTAAATTACTTAAAGCACGTTTTGATGCACTTGTTTCTGAAGGATTTACGGAACAACAAGCGCTGGAAATCGTAAAGTCACGTGGTGTAGAGTGAAAGGTTCTGAGGCGATCTTACGGGCAATGCACCAGGTAGGAGGAGAAATCCCAGCTACGCAGTTCGATACGTGGCTGGGACAACTCTCTCAGTTAGGACTACTGGAACAAGTCACGAAAGATGATAAGCATGTTTATTATTACCGGCTTACGGATAACGCAAGACAGTTTTTAACGAAGAAGGGTGTGACGTGAGGATGGACAATCGTTGGCAGGAAATTACTAGGATTTCTGATGAAATAGAATCTTTACTTATACAACAATACCAGCTGGAAGACGAAGGAACAGGATCAAATAAACCTACGTTAAAAAGATTAATCGGCCATATATTAAGCATGGTGGAAAATGGCAGGGAAGTTAAAGGATATTCCATTTATAACCACGGTATTCCAGGATATGGTCCGGATTACAGCATCATTATTCGGTTTACGGATAAGGAAAAACAGAAAGAAAAGCCAGAATTTAAAATGGACTACTTAGGTGAAATTAAACAGTACCACGATGACAAGGCTTGTGCAGCGCTTAAACGCTACAATTACGGTGCCATTAAAACAGCCGATAAAATGGAGCGTATCGCAAAGGACTATGGAACAACGATTAAAGCAATGAAAAAACATTGGGGGTGCATAAAAAATGACAAAAGAGACAAAAATTAAGGAGCTAAAAATTAATGGTGAGAAAGTTTTGTGTCAAAGTCCTGTATTACATGAACCATCAGCCAGTATCGTTATACCCAAAAGAAGTGTCTATCAAAGGCAGGATAACACCTGGTACATTGATTTCCTCACATATGCTCGTAAGGACTTCTTTGATTTTCTAGATAAGCGCGTAGATGTATCGGTAGAAATCACAGACGTAAACGGGAATACACGTCAGGGATTTGCCTTATTTACAAGTATTGATTCTAATTCAGATGAACCGCTTGAATATCGAATGGAGGGTATTACGGAATTAGAGCCTGTAAAAACTCAACCGATTCCAGAGGTTCCTACATTCCATATGAAAGATCTTCACGGTAAACAAGTGACGCTTTACTACAGTTCTGCTACGTCTACAACAGGTGACTATACAGTTGAGACACTTACCGCTTTAGAGAATGCCGGTGATAGTAAGGTGGGAATGTATGTTCTTAGTTGTAATGTGAAGGAGGGGCATAAGTGAGTTATATGGATCGTATCACGGAATTGGCACCGCAAATACCGATTGAAGTATTAGAAGATGTAACGAACCGGATTAAGGATTGGATCGTGAGTGGCGGGAAAGAAGATGATCCGTATATTGAACAACAACTGAGATTCGTAGAACGTGTGGCTGCAAGGGGTATGGTGCACGAATGAAGTACATGTTGCACCGATTGGGTATTCGGCTTTCACCGTCACTTAATTTTAAAGGCGTGGGTCCTTTTCCAATTCCTTTTGCGAGGAATCGATTTAAAAAACGAATCAAGCAAATAGAAGACGCGATACGGAAAGCGAGGGAGGGACATGACGTCTGAGGAAATCCGTAACTTACAAATCGATGGTGTAGACGTTCCGTTTTACGAAGGGTATGTGACGGTACAAGAAGGTCTTGTTACGGGCAAGCTTACCTGGAGTCTCCATGTTGTGGATTATGGAGCATGCGAATTTGCGGCCACGAACCAGTTACGTGATGTGAATATCGAGACAGAGCAGGGTAATGTATATGCTGGAGAAGGATTGATAACAAAAGTGGCTGAGGAACGGTTTCTCCTAGCTGGAAAGTCGGTGCTACGTGGTTATGAGACAACAGCAGCGTGGCACGTGTTTCGAGATTCGGAGATTCACAGCTGATTACACGGAAATAAAAATATATAAAAGAAAAGTTTTTAGGAGGGGGTCTAATACACTACAGTACTTAAAAAAGAAAAAGAAAATAAAAAAGAACCCCCCCTTAAAAAAATATACCTTATATATAATATAAATATAAAACTAATAATTATATATTATATATATAGTATTATTTATTAATAGTTATATAGTATGTAATACTATTAATGGTTTAAGGTGTTTGTTTTAGGGGTTTGATTTTCTGAGTCAGGAGGTTCGGAGATGACCAGAATTGATGGCTATGTTTCAAAGAAAACAATACGACTATGGCTGGAGAATTATGAATCACTGGCTGTAGGTGATCGGTTCCCTGACGCGCCGCCTAGCTTTACGGGACCTGGTGCGCAAGACGGGAAAAGCGATGGCCGACTGAATAAGATTGTGTTGGATCAGGCGATTAAACAATTACCTAAGAACATGCGGTACATTGTCATAGCGCGGTACGTGGTAAAGATTCCAAGGAAACGAATACTGCATAAGCTGAACATACACGCCAATGAATACTATAAGTACTGTGATAAAGCTGTAGATACGCTCTATCGGATTATCAATGGCGATATGGTAGGGATGAACCAGCTAATAAAAAAAGTTGAACAGGACTTGACAAAGTAGGGTTTTTCTAGGTACAATTTATGCTAGGATAGGTATTCTGTGTACATATCCTCCATATATTCATAATGTCAAAAGCCAGGAACCACGTCATAGGTATCCTGGCTTTTTCTATGCCCGTTGGATTGGACTGACTGTGGCTTATATAGTAGGTAGAAAATGAGATAACTACTACAGTAGTTATCTAACTATTGGCAACACGAAAGGTGAAACCGATAGGTGTTTTTATCAGCCGAGCTCGCTGAGAGAGAAAGGCCTTTGAAACTCAGGGGGTCAGAGTCATTCATATCAGTTCCATAACTTAAAGGTTTTGACACTTTGCTATAGGTGTGATAGTATCAAGGTATCAAATGGTGTCATAACTTAGTGTCATTAGTTAAGGCCGAAATGGAGCTGATATGAATGAAGTACGGATATGCGAGGGTAAGTACGATTCACCAGGACTTAGATGCACAGATTCAAACGCTGGAGAAGGAAAGCTGTAGTATAATTTATTCAGAGAAGTTCACTGGGACAAAAGCTGATCGTCCTAAGTTTAAGGAACTACTTTCGATACTAGAGTCAGGAGATACACTGGTAGTTACAAAGCTGGATCGCTTTGCTCGTTCGACAGTTGATGCTATACAGACAGTAAGAGAGCTGTTTGAAAAAGGTGTGAAGGTACATGTATTGAACATGGGACTGATAGAGGATACGCCGACAGGTCGGTTAGTATTCAATGTCATGAGTGCGTTCGCAGAGTTTGAACGTGACATGATTGTTGAGCGGACACAAGAAGGTAAAGCAATTGCTAAGCAGCGTGAAGACTTTAGGGAAGGTAGACCAAATAAGTATAGTAAGAAACAAATTGAACATGCACTAGGTTTATTAGCTAATAAGCATTCATATAAGCAAGTAGAAGAAATGACCGGGATTAGTAAAAGTACGTTAATACGAGCAAAAAAGAAAAAAGAGTCGGAAAAATAATTTCGGCTTTTTCTTTTTGGGAGAAAAAAGCAATCCCCCGGGGGAGGTCAAATCTGATAAGGCGCTGGCAGGCGCCCGTAACGTTCCGCCAGAATTTTTAAACTCGGGGGGCTATACAAAACATACGAATTTCAAGGCAATCGATACTAAATCGGTTGCCTTTTTCTATTTCACGAAGAAAGGGGAGCGAAAGAATGGCTAAGTTAGACGAATTAAAGCAGAAACTCACAGCTAAACAAATTCAAGCGGCGTATTTACTTGTGGAAAACGAGTTGATGGAATCGAACAACGAGGAAAAAAGGACGCAAGATGAAATGGCGAACGAGCTAGGCATAAACCGTACCACGCTTTGGGAGTGGCGAACTAAGAATCAGGATTTTATTGCATTCAAGAGTGAAGTAGCCGACAGTTTCCTTGCAGAGAAGCGTGAGCAGGTGTACAGCAAGTTAATGCAGTTAATCTTGGGACCGCAACCGAGTGTAAAGGCCATGCAGTTGTACATGCAACGCTTCGGTTTACTGACTGATAAGAAGGTAATCGAAGGTGATCTTGGAAATGCAACTCGTACAAATGCTGAAATCGAAGAACAGCTTGAAAAAATTAAAAAAATTGACAGGCGAGTAAAAGGAGGACGGGCTACATGGCATATATAGACGGTAAATGGTTAGCCCGTCAAGAACGTCAGGAGCGTATCAATCTTGTAGCAGAAAGAGCAAAGAAATTACAAGAGTTGTACGAAACTGGCGAGGCTACAGAATATTACATGGATACACTACTTGCTGACATCGATGAGCTAGAAAAGTTAAAAAGGGTGCACCGCGGAGAACATGACATGCTGTATTTCATGTATGAATATTTCTCCGAAGAAGGTAATCCCGGAAATCCTGACAATTTAATTCCAGCTGGAGTAACGATGGAAGACGCTGCGGAATTTCACCAAACATTATGTGGGCTGTTAGATGACATTACAACAGGTAAAGAGAAAAAGAAAAAAGTAGCCTGGAGTGTAGGTCGTGGTCACGCAAAAACAGCTTACTTAAGTAACGGTTATTTGTGCCATCAAGTCGTGTATCGATTAAAGCAGTACATTGTTTTGATTTCTGAAACATCCGACGTAGCCGGTGACTTTATATCTTGGGCACGTGATCAGTTAAAGTATAACGAGAAACTACGTGAAGATTATGGTATCTTACTTCACGAGCAGAAGAGCCGAAATGAAGTTGATAACGATAAAGAATTCGTTACGTTAACGAACACGAAAGTCGAAGCAAAAGGTATCGGGACACAGGTACGTGGATTACGCCACGGTTCAAAAAGGGTTCAGCTTTATATTTTGGATGATTTGGAGAGTAAAGAAAATACAGCGACAGTCGATTTAATTGCGAAAAATAAGCGTTGGTTCAAGGAAGAATTGCTACCAGGTTTGAGTCGTCAAGAAGGTGCTTGTATTTACATGGGTACCATCGTTTGTTACGACAGTTTATTGCATCACGTAATTAAAAACCGTCGTGATTTCGTATCGAGATCATTCCCGGCAATCCTAAAATGGTCAGAGCGTGAAGATTTATGGCAAGAATGGCGTGAAATTCGTCAAATAGATGACCCAGACTCGTCAGATCGTGCTCGTGAATTTTATGAGCAGAACAAAGAAGAAATGCTCCGGGGTACAAAAACGTTATGGCCATCACATTTCCCTTACATCGATTTGATGGAAATTAGGGAAGATGACGGAACAAAAGCGTTTAACCAGGAGTACCTATGTAACCCGACTGATGAGGAACGGCAGATATTTAAACCTAAATATTTCACGTACTGTACTGAAAGTGATTTAAAAGATAAAAAACTTTTGTATTACGGTGCAGTCGATTTCGCAATGGGAAAAGAAAAAGGTGACTATAGCGTAGTAGTTACACTTGCGAAAAACGTGGAAACAGGTACTTGTTACGTTATTGATATTTTTATGGAGCGTGTGCATCCAAACACATTATTAGAAAAGGCTGTAGAATACACACTAGCATATCAGTATGAATCAATCGCAGTAGAAGCGCAACAAGCACAGGAATGGTTTGCCGAGAAGGTTGCTGAAGCGTTGCAAAAGAAAGGGTATCCTTCATCGACTCGCTTAAAACAAATTAAGCAACGTACGCGAAAAGCACTCCGTATTGAGTCGTTATTACCGGATATACAGAGTGGTAAATTACGTTTTATGAAACATTTACGTGCTTTATTGGAGCAATTTGAAATGTATCCGATGCATCCGCATGATGATGGTCCGGATGCGGTTCAAATGGCTTTTTCTATTGCCTATAAACGTGCAAGACGTAAAGCGGGAACTACAGGCAATTCGAGATACTGAGAAGGGAGGGGCTTGAATGAGAGTACAAGGAGATCGTAATTTTATGAATCCGGTGGAAATTGTAATGCCAGTTCGTACCGCGATCGGTGATTCTGAGTGGACACGGATTATGGACGAGGTTCGTTTGTATGAACGATATGAAGGAGATTTAAACGTATGGTCTGATTACAAGAAACCAGACAATCTCGACTATGATCCTACAAAAATACAACTTGATTATCCTCAAAAAATCGTAAATATGATTGCAGCTTGGCAATTTGAAAAAGAACCGAAAGTAACAGTTCCTCCTGATGTAATAGATGATCCAGCGCTTATGATTCAATCAGATTACGAACCTAGTGAGGAGCAACGGGTAGAAAATAGTAGAGCAAAAGCGAAAGAGCGGTTATTAACATGGGTTTGGGATGACAATCGAATGCATGAAAAATTATTGGCGGCAGCAAAAGACCGTGCCATTTCGAAAACTGGTGTTTATGCGCGTATTCACTACGATAAACGTCGGGGTGAATTTAAAATTATTTGGCATCCATCAACAGAAGTCATTGCAAAGTATAACGAATGGGATATAGATCAGCTGGAAGAAATTCATTTTATTGCATGGCTCGATGAAGAACAAACAAAAATGTGGAAGCTATCGTATTACTTAGTTTGGCATGAAGAAGCGGGTGTCTACGACTGCGAAATCGAAGAGGCTGTATACAACAGTGACTTAGAAAAACAAGAGGATAGGGTTAAGCGCTCATCAATGGGCATCGATTTTATTCCTGTAGTACCAGTACCGACTGAAAAACTAAGTAAACGTACTACGGGTTATAGTGAACTTGAAAAAACAATAAAGTTGTCTGAGGAAATTGATAAAAAAATGTCTGATTACTCGGATGCATTACGTTTTGAAATGTTTGCTATTACCTTGCTGACGAACGTAGATGAGGATCCGAAGAATCCACTTCAAGTTGCACCAGGTGCGAAATGGGATTTAGGCGATGGCGCTGAAGAAACTGGTGAACCAAGCGCGAAAAAGCTGGAAAGCGGCTTCCGATTTAAAGAAACCATTGAAGCATATTTGGACCGATTGCAAAAACGTCTACATGAAAAAGCAGAAGTACCAATGGTGAATACGGCTGATATGAATACAGGCGGTATAAATGACATGGCCGTACAGCTTTTATTCAGTAACATCATTTCGAAAACGCAACGCTCATGGGTTATATGGCAATCACGCCTACAAACCTTAAATGAGTATATTTTGCGTTATATGAAAGCAAGGCAGGATGATCCGAAATTCAAATACGATAAAGAGATGTTAGCAAAAGTAGATAACTATTATGCTAACAAGATTATTTTCGGTTTACCATTGCCACAAGATCAAAAAGCGCTTATCGAACAGCTAGGGGATGAAATTTCTAATGAAATCGAATCAATTAAGGGCGCGATTACGAGAAGTGGTAAAGAAAATGCAGAGCAAAAGTTCATGGAAATCATGCAAGAACGGATGCTGAAGCGACAATCTCAGGATCCTTATAACGAAAAGTAACACTTGCCTTACGAAATGGCGCTATAAACTTTCGGAAATTATAGCCGACAGGCTCAAAATGGAGGATTTGCAAATGGAATACGCAAAACAAGCTACAGCATTAAAGTATTTTGTAGAGAAAGTGCAAAATACACCTAAGTTCCCACTTCGATTAGACCTTCAGTTCTTCTCTGATGGTGGTTCTGGAGACGATCCAAACAAAAAGCCTGGAGATACCGATGACCCGCCAAAAACTTTTACGCAAGAGGAGTTAGATGAAATCGTTAAGAAACGCTTAGAACGTGAGCGTAACAAGTCAGCAGAACAATACGGTGACTACGATGACGTTAAAGCGAAGTTAGAAGCGTACGAAAAAGCTGAAGAAGAGCGTAAAAAGCAAGAAATGACGGAAATTGAACGATTGCAGGCGGAAAAAGAAGAAGCTGATAAAAAGGCATTAGAAGCTTCCGAAGTAGCACAAAAAGCACAGGAAAAAGCAAATACTCGTATTTTGAATACTGAAATTAAGAGTATTGCACGTGCTTTAGATGCGAATGATCCAGGGGATGTATTGGCGCTTTTAGATAAGTCGTCCATTACACTCGATGAGGACGGGAATTATCAGGGAGTTGAAGAGGCTGTTAATGCACTAAAAGAAAGTAAACCTTGGATGTTTAAGAAAGTTGTGGGAGCTGATGCAGCTGGTGGCGCGAATCCAGGAACAAATCCGAGAGCGAATGAAATTCTTGCTTTAGAAAAAGAGCTGGAAGAAGCGAAAGCAAAAGCATTAAAAGACTCAAAGTTTGCGGGAGAAGTAACACGTATTTATAACAAGTTACTAGAAGCAAAAGCAAAGAAATAGTAGATCGTTGACAAAAAAAGTCAGCGATTTTTTTAATTTAAAAAATTTGAGGGGGCTACAAATATGCCGGTACCAACTACGTACGAATTTCAACAACAAGTAAGACAAATGCAAGCGAATGTGGATTTGATTTTAACGAAAGCACCTGTTCTTTTCGGATTAATTGGAGTAGGAGACGGTTTAACACAAACGAAATTTGAATGGCAAAATGATTACTTAAACTCAGATACGGGTATTGTGAAAACTGCAGCAGCTGTTGGTGCTACAGACCTGGTTTTAGAAAAAGGTGAAGCTCGTAAATTCACTGAAAATGCACTTGTACAAAACGGTTTAGAAGTGCTACGTGTAGTAAGTGTCGATGAAAACGCGGATAAAATTACTGTTCAACGTGGCTACGACGGTACAACAGCTGAAGCAATTACAGCTGGTGGAGAACTGAAAGTTATTGCGAGACCGCGTCCGGAAGGTGAAGATGCGTTCCGTAAGAATGAAATTAACGACCGTTTGGTGTCACATAACTTCTCACAAATCTTTTCTAGATACGCATCTGTTTCACGTACACAACAACAAGTGAACACATATGGCGTATCAAACGAATTAGATTACCAAGTAAACCTACGCTTACAAGAGATGATTCGTGAAGCGAACACATCTTTAATTTATGGCCGTAGAAATGGAGGTTCTCCAACACAACCGCGTACTACAGGTGGTTTATTTGCATTTACAGGTATTGAAGGTTCTCATAAGCAAGACTTTAAAGGGAATGAAATTGCTGCAAAACCTTTAAACGATGCTGTAGAACAAGTATTTACGCGAGGTGGTTCGGCAAATACGATTCTATGTGGACCAAATATTGCACGACAAATTACAAAGCTTGGTGGCGATACAATTCGTACTACACGCCAAGATACTGCGGCAGGTTACCAAATCTTATCGTTTGTATCTGATTTACCAGGTGGAGCGATTTCTAGTGTGGTAGTTGATTTAAATATGCCTAAAGATCGTGCACTACTTCTGGATACGGAAAAAGTTAAGGCACGTTACTTAACACCAATCTATGATCAAGATGCGACGCCGAATGGTGCGGACTACTTCTCTCGTGTAATTCGTGGAGAATTCGGATTTGAAATCAAGAATGCGAAAGAATCTATTGCAGTTCTTGAGAATATCTCTAAAACAATGGCTTAAAAGGTAGCATTTCAGCTACCTTTTTTGTATTTTGAAAGGAGTTTTAAATATGCCTATTTCTGAAAATCAGGCGCAACGGTTAAACAAATCAATGCCAATTGCGAATGAGGTTAAATTAGGTACAACTATTAAAGAACTACAAGAAAAAACAGCTCAGCTACCTAAAAAGGCTGATAAACAGGCGGATAGTACTGCAAGCGATGTGGCGGGTGTTGTGAAAGACTTTAATGCACTGATTGCGAAGTTAAAAGCTGCAGGAATCATGAGTTCTTAATAAATTTACAGTGACGGAGGTGACGCCAAATGAAGGTGTCGGAAAGGCTAGGGAATCGGTTAGCAAAAGTTCCAAAAGTAACTCCGGAAGACATCGGAAATTGGCTAGCTGAAGCCGAAGTTGAGTCAGAGTTAACCGAAGAAGTAAATGCAAATGCTGTCTTTTATCTTGCACTATCATTTGCTTATGAATCGATCGCAGCAGACGCAGCACGTTATTTTTCTTATACAGATGGCGAGGAGTCGGTTGATAAATCGATGATCTTTGCAAACTATAAGAAATTATCAGCAGATGCACTTAAAAAGTACAGGAAATATAGACGAGGCAAAGGTACTCATCAAACATTTGCTAAGCGAGCAGATGGGAGATGATTACATGAGCGATTCTCAACAAGAAATGGATGCTGCACTTGATACCATTGCTGAAGAGTTTAAGGAAGAGCACGAAAAACAAGTTTCTGATACTGTTAAGGCCATTATCTTAATACGTTTGTTTTTGGTCGATTTACTGAATGATTATCAAAAGGACGGAATTGTGAAGCGTGGTAGGTTAAATGCGTTATTACGGGACCTGACTTTATATGAAAATGAATTTCGTAAACAAGCAGAGCAGTCATTCCATAGATTAATTGAAAACACGTCGAAATGGACCACATCAAAATTATCAGAAGTAGGTTTAGATGTGAAATCTATAACCGCCGTAAATAAGAAAATTATTCAAGAGGTCTTAAAAAGACCTGGAGAAGACGGTTTAATTCTTTCGGATCGTGTATGGAATTTATCTGGGGATATGAGGGATCGGTTGAGTAGCGTAATTCGTCCTGCTGTATTAAAAGGCGAAAGTATCAATATGATTTCTCAAAAGATTAAAGAAGTACATGACAATGAGAAATGGAAAATTGAGCGCGTAGCTATTTCTGAAAGTACTAATACGTACCGAACAGCTACTATACAGAATGGATTAGAAAGTGAAATTGTAGCAGGTTATCAAATTATAGATAATGGCCACCGTCATAGGTACCATTCAAAGCATATGTGTTACAAGCTGGCAAGACGTGATGCGTATGGTTTAGGCGCTGGAAAGTACCCGAAAAACATTCCGGAAACCCTTATGAATCAATTAGTAAGCCCACATCCACAATGTTCTTCTCGACTGACTTATTTAATAAGCGAGGAGGTGTAGCATTTGCTTACCGAAGACGATATTAAAGAGATTCGCGAAAATCGTGAAATGATTGAGCAAGGACGCAGGGAACCGGTGACTTTATACATTAAAGGAATTTCTGAAAAAGATCCAATTACAGGTGAAGAAATACAAGGTGAACCACGAAAAGAAAGTGTTCAATTAGTTTGGAAGAAATTCACTTCAGTAGAAAAGACGAAGTTCGTTGGTCTTGATGTTAAAAAGGGAGAGGCGCTTGTTACATTTCCCCTTAATATAGACTTGGAGAATATTGAAAAAGTTGAACGGCGAGGGGTATTTTACGTTATCGAACTTATCGATGAAAGAGGACTTGGTGGCACGAATCGTAGAGAGGTAATTGTAAAGAGGGTGATTTGATGAAGGTTAAAGTTGTGGTTAAAGGGCAAGCTGCTGTGTTAAAAGCGCATAATCCCAATAGGTACAAAAAACCAATTGAACAAACCGTAGAAAAACATACACGCCTACAGGCTAACCAAGCCTCTAATCGTGCTCCGATATTATTTGGTCCTTTATCTCAAAGTATCCCTGCAAGTGTGAAGATGATAGTAGGTGCGAAAATTATTGGAACATATGGATCTCCTCTTATTTACGCGGCAGTACAAGAATTTACGCACAAAACCAAAAAAGGTTTTATGCGTAAAACAGCTTTTGAAGGTGAGCAACCATTTGTTGAAGATATAAACAAAACTGTTCAACGTGTAGCAAAGGGGCATTAATTATGTTAAATGATGTAATGTATTCATTAAAAAAGTCGCTGGATGTTTTTGCGCCTACTACATGGATTTACGATGGAATTTCTGTGTCAGAAAAAGATAAACCTTTCATTACCATTGAGGATTTGTCAGGAACAATTAGCAGGTTTTCAAAGGAGAATTTCTCACGTAATCATCTAATTCAAGTTGGTGTGTATGCAGATAAAGTTTTTGACAGGAACGATTTGCAAGATAGAATAATTAACCGATTCGAAAAGGGTTCGATTGACTTGTATGACACAAGCAAAAAGAATCCAAATCGAATCGGTTTTTTTAATGCAGAAGTAAAGAATTTTGAACCACTATCTCAAAAAGATGTTGAGGTTTTAACGGCGAAACATTTGAGTTTTATCACTATAACAATCAGAAATTAGAGGGGGAATAAAAATGGCAGAAGTGAAAAAGAGTAATTCACCTGAGTTTAAAGGTGCTGAAACACTTTACTTGATTGACATTCCGCAATCTGACGGGAAAACTACAAAGACAGTTCGATTCTTTAACCAAACGTCAGGTTCACGATCAATTGAGGCTGGAGAAATTGAGTTAAAAACAAAAGATAAGAGTGGATCTGATTACGGTGATGTAACACAATCTGCAAGTATTGAAGGAATTTGTACTGAAGGGGATGAGGGGCTTGATTATGTAGAAGAGGCCATTATTAATAAAGTTTTAGTAAGAATTCATGAAGTTAATCTACGTAGTGCGACGGCTTCTTCATATAAAGTTAAATCAGGAACATACATGTTGAATAGCTTAGAGTTATCTCATGAAAATGAGGAGTACTCAAAGTATTCTATCGGTTTAAAATTAAATGGGAAAATTTCTAAAGGCACAATTAATACAGTACCTAATGGTGCGCCTACTGGTGATGTAGCTACACCATAAGTAAAGTGAGCGAATTAGCTCGCTTTTTTATTTTAAATAAAAACCTGGAGGGATTTAATAATGGCTGAAAAATCATATACACGTTTTGTAGTTAATGGAGAAGAATTTGAACTGAAATTTTGTTTAGAAGCAATTAGATTGCTAGATGAAAATGGTGGACCGATGCAGTTTGTTTCTCAAACGATGCAAGGAGGAATTACAAACTTCGTTGATGTGATCTACTATGCGTTAATTCATACCGCAAAAGGTATTACATATGATGCGGTACAAAAAGAGGTTGAAAAATTATTTAATGATCAAAAGCTAGATCTTGATGAAATTCTAAAATACAACAAAGCGGTTGTGCTAAATAGTTTTTTCTTCCAGAAGACAGTGAAGAAACTTCTAGCGACGATGACAGCGGAACAGCAGAAGTCGTTCGAGAACCTGTACGCATAAATATCGATGAATTGCAAGGTGAGTGCTTTCGTTTTTTTAATATGACCACCTTGCAATCTTGGCGTGTCAGTCTCAAAGAATATCACATTATGCTCAATGGATATAAAGAACAATTACTGGATAAGTACGAGTTTGCAAGTGTACAAGCTTTGTTTAATCGAAATGCACAAAGCGACAAAATCAAGTCATTAGCAGATATATATACACGTCCAGAAAGTGCTCGTGATATTGAAAAACAAGCAAAAGAGCGCCAAGAAGTGGTTGAAAAAATTCAAAGAAATGAATCGTTCTTTGATCAAATAGAGTCGATGATTAAGAGTCAAATAAAAGAAGAGGAAGGGTAGGTGAGGTGAATGAGTCAGAACAAGGTAGAAACTCAGGTGATTGCAGATATATCAAATTTAATCGGTAACCTTGGACAAGCTACACAAGCATGGGATAACTTTTTTAGACATATTAGTCGACCACCTCCAATGCCACCAGCACCACAACCACCGGCACCTCCACCATTACCGCCAGCACCACCAGCACCACCGCCACCTGATTACTCCGGGTGGAGGGCTAGGTTTCAAGAAGTAGGTAACCAAGCAATTGAAATGGGCCGACGTGTACAGCAAACAGGACAAACGATGCAAAATGCATTCGGTCCTGCGGCTGCAGCGTCGGCTTTTGCTTTAGGAAGCATGATTCAAAAATCACGTGAATTTGAATCGCAAACCCGTAAAGCAGCTGTTTTAACTGCAGGTGATTACGGTCAAGTAAAGAAAGCGATTCTTGATATGGCAAAAGACTCTGTGTATTCAACAGGTCAGGTAGCCGCAGCTTTCGCTGAAATGGGCGCGAAAGGTTTCGATTCGGCTCAAGCAACCGCTGCATTACCTGGTGTGTTGAGTGCGGCTGCAGCGTCAGGTGAAGACCTGGGAATGGTTGCCGATACGATTACGTCAGCTTTAAATTCTTTTGGTATGGAAGCAAGCCAAAGTACACATGTTGCTGACGTGTTAGCGACCGCCGCAAACGCAACCGCTGCGGGTGTAGGAGATATGCAATACGCGTTTAAATATGCAGCAGGACCTGCAGCACAGTTAGGAATTTCAATGGAAGAGCTTGCGGCATCTGTAGGTATTATGTCTAACGCTGGTATCAAGGGAGAAACCGCTGGTACAGCGCTTCGTGCATCGATGCTACGTTTAGTTAAGCCACCAAAAGCAGCAGCAAATGAATTAAAACGACTCGGCGTATCTATTACGGATCAACAAGGGAATATGAAGCCACTTTCTCAAATTATTGGTGAGTTAAAAACAGGAATGGAAGGTATGACAAATGCGCAAAAAGGTGCGGCGTTAGCGACGATATTTGGTACAGAGGCTGTATCAGGTATGATGGCACTTGTATCCGCAGGACCTGAAAAGATTGATGCGTTAACACAATCCTTAGTGAATTCAGATGGCGCGTCAAAAAAAGCGGCGGACTCAATGCTTGAGGGATGGGCTGGAGCATTAACGAAAATGGAAGCCTCTCTTGATGTTGCGGCACGTGCATTTACTGACGCATTAGCTCCAGCATTGATGGCCGTAGCTGGTGTAGTAGAAAAATTGGCAAACGCATTTACAAAATTACCGGCTCCAGTGCAAACGGCAATCGCCTCCGTAGCGGCATTTACTGCAGCTTTTTTAATAATAGCAACGGTTGCGGGTATTATTATTAACGCAATTGGTGGAGCGATTATCACCTTCGGTCAACTTATGCTATGGATGTCGGGAACATCAAAAGCAGCGGTAATGCTAAGGTCGGCTTTTACAGCATTAAGAGCAGGGTTCGCGTTATTGTTAGGTCCAGTTGGCGCGGTTATCGCGATTCTAACTTTAGTGGGCGTAGCGCTAGTTCAACTTTATAAGCATAACGAGACCTTCCGAAATGCCGTGAATAGTGCTTGGGAATCATAAAAAGTGGGACAGTATCAGCTATCGAGTCAATGAAGTCGGCACTAGATTCTTTAGGAGCTTACCTTGGAACAGTACCCGCAAAATTTTCGGCGATGGGTACAGCAATTGGCGCAGCGCTAGAGACAGGACTAATTAAAACAGGTCAAGTGTTTTCCGGATTTGTAACTGCTGTAGAAGTCTCGCTATCTGTCATAAAATCGAAATTTAGTGAATTTGGTCAGGGAATAAGTGGCGCATTTGGATCGGCTATTTCCGGTCTTAGTTCAGCATTTGCTGGAATCGGATCGGCGCTTTCTCCAGTAATTAACTTTATAAAAATGTCATTTTCCTCAATAGGAAATACGATAGCCACTTTAACTCCGTTAATTGTACGTTTAGGTTTAACATTTTTAGGTGTTTCAGGACCTGTAGGATGGGTAATTGCTATCATTGCCTCTCTAGGAGCGGCGATATTTAAACTGATAAATACAAACGATCAAGTGAAATCGGCTTTTATGTCAGCTTGGCAGTCTATACAATCTATTTTTACTTCGGTGATGTCTGCGATTCTACCGCTTGTTCAGTCAATAGCTCAAGGGATTATGCAAGCATTTGCACCACTTGCTCCTGAATTTGCGAAAACGGGACAAGTTATAGCAGAAAGCTTTGCTACACTTGGACCAGCTCTTTCTGAGTTAGGTGCTGCATTTGGTGAACTAGGTGCTACAATAGCTAGTTTGTTCAGTGAAGTAGTACAGGCTGTAGTACCAATAGCACTCGACTTATTTCGTTTGTTCGGAGAAACCATACAATCGGTTGTACCATTAGCGTCTGACTTGTTTAAACTTTTCGGTCAAGTAGTACAAGAAGTAATGCCTATGATCACTGAATTAATTCAAATGTTTGCTGATACGACAATAGAAATTATGCCGGTGATAACAGAGGCTATACAACAAGTAGCTCAGATTTTTACAGAGCTAGCATCTACGTATCTACCAATGTTTACCCAAGCTTTTCAAACTGCATTCCCTATTATTTTACAGGTAATTCAGGCGGCGTTTAGCATAGCAGGAATGCTGATTCAAGGATTTGGAGAGGTTCTATCAATCATAGCGACAACAGTGATTCCGGTGATTCTTCAGGCAGTACAAGCGGTCTTCCCGGTAATAGCTGGGATTATTGCCGCTGCGATTTCCATTGCGATTCCGATAATTCAATTATTAGGCCAAGTAATCTCGATCATAGCGACTACGATTATTCCCCTGATTTTACAAATTGTCCAAGCGGTCTTCCCGGTAATAGTTTCGATAATTCAGGCGGCGATTCCCGTAGCTACTGCGATTCTTGAGGGACTAGCCACAATAATAAAAGGCGTAGTGATCCCGGCAATTCAATTTATTTTGTCGATAGTCCAAGCAGTTTTTCCGGCAATTATGGGCATCATAACCTCAGCGATTGGGATAATTACCAACATAATAAAGCTTTTCACTTCGGTTTTAAAAGGAGATTGGAGTGGAGCGTGGAACGCCGTGAAGGGCATTACATCGAGTGCGATGTCATTGATTGGAAATATTATCCAGGGAGCGATAAGCTTAATTTCTGCGGTCGTGACTGGTGGACTGAATCTAGTAAAATCGGTTTTTTCTAGTGTTCTTTCAGCTATAGGTTCTCTAGTAAGTTCAATTTTTTCCGGTATAGGTTCGGTCATTTCATCAACGATGTCCGCAGCGGGTAGTATTATTTCTTCAATGTGGAATGCAGCAAGGTCAGCAACATCGAGTATCCTAAGTTCTATCTATAGCACAGTGACACAAATTTTCAATAATGTGAAGTCATTCTTAAGTGGAATTGATTTAGGTAGCATAGGCCGCAACATGATGCAAGGACTTTTAAATGGTATAAGCGGTATGGCTGGGGCAATTTGGAATAAAATCACGGACATCGGAAATGGGATCAAAGATAAAATTTCTGGTCTTTTATCGATTCACTCACCGAGTCGTTGGTTCAGGGATTTCATTGGTGTCAATATGATGAAAGGCTGGATTAATGGTATTGATGCAATGAAGGGTGCAGTACAAAGAACTACAGAACAAATGACTGAGTGGATGAAGCCAGAGGCTATGCAAGTGGAGACGGTATACGGAATGCCGAGAGGATTAGGTGCTTACCAGACAGCTAGACCACAAGTAAGTGTAGGAAATAATGATACTAAAACTACTACAAATCCAGCAAATAAAGAAAGACAACCGGCGTATATCAATATACAACTAGGGAAACAAGAATTTAATAGATTTGTAGAAGATGTATCAAATGAGCAAGAGGCAATTAAAAAACGAAAAAGCGCGTTTTAAGGAGGGCTGAACTTGCTAATTTTTAATGGAATAAACGTAGAAAAATATTTTGAAAATAAATATGAAAAAGGGCTTTTTATGATAAATGACATACGTGGTCGGGGTGTTCTAAGTGATGAAATTTATGAATTATCAGTACCTCGACGCGCTGGATCATACTATTTAGGAAAACGGACTCCCAAGAGGGTGATTGAGATTGATTTCTCCCTCAAGGGGGTCTCTCTTTTAGACCTTAGAAAACGTATGGATGAACTGAATAAGCTGTTATATACAGATACCCCTGTAGAAATAAAATTTACTGATGAGCCTGAGTATACGTATTATGGTGTTAAAGAAAAGGCAGAAGAAAATCTAGAAAAATCTAATATTCACCAGGGCACTATTACAATTGTATGTCTATTTCCATACAAAGTAGGAGATATGAAAACTTATAATTTTCAGCAGGAATGGTCTACAGAAATCACTTCTCGGTTTGCTAATGCTGGAAGTGTAGAGTCACCGGCTTTAATTGAGATTGATGTCAATAAACAATCAACATTTTTGGACGTATGGTTTGGGGATTATCCGTTAGATCGTAATTATTTCCGGTTAGGATATCCGTTAGTCGCGGAAGAAAAGCCTGTACAAGAACGAGAGCGGGTACTATGGGACGAGCTGTCGAGCCTAGTAGGTTGGACACCCGTTAAAGGGTTTGTAGAAGATTTACAAGGAACTGGAGAACTAAGAGTGAGATACGGCTCTGCCTTTTACTGTCCGGATTTCGGGGAGGATCCTACAAACGGTTTTCATGGTGGAATTGTCAAGAAAAACATACCTGGCGGACCATTACAGGATTTTGAGATGGAAGCATGGCTGCACTTGCAATCGAGTCATGCAAATCAAATGGGAAAGGTAGAAGTCCTTCTTCTTGATGAGAGAGGAGATATAGTAGCGCGTATTAATATGAATGATTTATACGGTGATGCGGAGATAACAAAGGCGTATATGAGAATCGGTAATACCGCAACTCCTGGAAGCATACGTAAGTTGGCTGATACGAGCGGCGCACACCCTAACATGTTTAACAAATTTTATGGACGTCTTAGAATCGCACGACGTGGTCGTCGTTGGTCTGTGTTTATGTCGAAGTTTAAAGAGGGTACAGAAGTAGATGATGTCTTTTTTATGAATCACTGGACAGATGAAGGAACTGGGACGATGACGGATCGGAAAATAGCTCAGGTTATGTTAGCTATTTGTACACTCGGTAGACACTTCCCTGTAAATATAATGCAAATCGATGATTTGAAAATTTGGAAGGTGAACAGTGTAGGTTCAAATACACGTCCATATATTTTTGATCCTGGAGATAAAGTGGTAATTGATACAGAGAACGCGCACGTCACAGTAAACGGGAAAGATGTTATACACTTGAAAGACGTTTTTAGTGATTTTCCTACGATTATACGTGGGAATAACAGAATTGACATTATGCCGCCTGATATCGGAAAAGCGACAGTTTCATTTAGGGAGATGTTTAGATGAGTAAGCTTAACGGTATTTTGCATGTTGTTGATTTTAAGACAGAACGAATTGTGACTGCCATTAGACCTGACGATTACTGGGACGATAAAAGGCACTGGGAAATCAAAAACAATGTAGATACGTTGGACTTCACTGTTTTTGATGGAACAAAACATGTCACAGCATTAATGCAGCAAAATCTAGTGTTGAAGCAAGTAAGAGATGGTAGGATCGTACCTTACGTGATTACCGAAATTGCAAAAGATACAGAAAAGAATGTAGTCACTATATACGCTTCAGCTGAATGGATTTTATTAGCAAAGGCTGGTTACATCAAACCGCAACGGATTGAATCTAAAACGGCATACGAATTCGCTACAATAGCTTTATCGGGGACTAAGTGGAAAATAGGTACCATTGATTATACCGGCTTTCATACCATGACAATCGATGAATTTATAGACCCTTTAAAATTACTAAAAGATACCGCGTCATTATTTAATTTAGAAATTGAATACCGTGTAGAAATGATCGGTTCACGTATTGTTGGAAGATACGTAGATATGGTTACAAAACGTGGTAGGGAGACAGGAAAAGAAGTAACAATTGGGAAAGACCTAAAAGGGATTGTTAGAAAAGAAAACTCGCAAAATATATGTACCGCTTTGCTACCTTTTGTAAAAGGCGAAGACGAAAAGCTAATTACAATTGAAAGTGTAAACAATAACTTACTTTACCTGGTAGATAATGACGCTTTCCAGCGTTGGAATGAGGATTCTCAACACAAATTCGGATTCTACACCCCGGAGACAGAAGATCAGAATATGTCACCTAAAAGGTTATTAACATTAACACAAATAGAAATGAAAAAACGTGTAAATGCGTCAGTATCCTATGAGGTAGATGCTGCAGCAATTGGACGAGTTTTTGGATTGAACCACGAGTTGATTAACGAAGGTGACACGATTCGTATTAAAGATACATCGTTTAAACCAAGGCTTTATCTCGAGGCTCGTGCGATTGTTGGCGATGAGTCATTCAAGGATCCCGAGCAAGATAAATATCTCTTTGGTGATTACTACGAAATCGTGGATCAAAGTGAAGAATTACGTAAAATGTATAACAGACTTATTAGTTCTTTAGGTAGTAAAGTAGGCAGAGATCTGCTCGAACAGCTTGAGAAACAAGTGAATGAATCCATTAAAGAAAACGAAAAAAAGATTGAACAAATAAAAGAAGAATCGGAGACAGCAAAGAAACTTGCTGAAAAGGTAGAAGAAAATATCAAGAACTATCAAACAGCTATTCTTGAAAGTGAAAATCCACCGACAACGGGATTAATAGCAGGGCGAACAATGTGGCAGGACATAAGTAACGGAAAACCTGGAGTGTTAAAACGGTGGACCGGTGAAGTATGGGACGTCGTTGTTCCTGATGTGGCCGCTCAAGTAAAAGCCGTGTGGGAAAAAACAGAGAAAGCACTAGAGGGACGAGTTACGAGTAAACAGGTTGAAGAGTATGTATCTACTTTCCAAATACCGGAGCTTAAAAATAACGTAACAAAGCAAAAAGAAGATTTATTAAACGAGATTGCTGAAAGGGTTGCAGTAAAAGATTACAACGTAAAGGTTACAGATTTAGAAAGAAAAATTTCAGCGAACGAAAAAGGTATTGAACTTAGCGCGAAACGAGATGAAATATACCTTAAAGAAGAAATGGATGGGACATTTGCAAAGGTGTCATACATTAAGCAGCTGGAAGCAAAATTACAAATACTTGATGAGGGCATCTTAGCCGAGGTTAAAAAAGGAAATATCATTTCTGTTATTAACCAAACAGCCGAAAGAATAAAAATTGAAGCGAAAATGATTGATCTAGTGGGTAAAATCGAGGCATCCTGGTTAAAAGCTGGGTTATTACAAGGTATAACTATTAAAACAAGTAATGAAAAAGAACATATTCATATGGAAAACCAGTTATTGAAATTTGTGAACCAAGGCGTCGCTAAAATGATAATGGGGTTTGAAAATGAGTATAACAGTAGTTCATTTAATCCTTACATCATATTCGGTCAGGGAGATGGATCTGGTCGAAATGTTGGTACGATTTACAAAGATGGTAACGGATTTTACTTTCGTTTTATAGATTTAAATGGTGCTGAAAGTAATATCCGTATAACAGCACAAGGGCATGTAGGTATTACAGCTCAAGACGGTCTCTGGGTAAATTCAAAGAGGTCAAATTTCAACTCTGTAATTGAAGTACCGGCCATTAGATTTAACTCACTAGGCACTACTCCAGGTTCTCAACAGGGACATTTTTGGATGGGGAATGGTTATAAAGGATTTGGGATTTACTATTACGATACTTACTGGAAGTTTTTACAGGGCTCATAGTAAGAAAAAGGGGGATAATAATAATATGAGTAATTTTTTAGGTGTTTTAGTAGTAGTTGGGGAAGATGGAACGATAAAAGTACCGTTAGACAAGTTAGAAACGGCAGGTATTAAGCCTAATTCAAAGGTGGAGATATTTTCTGATACATCTAATTTGTTTATCCGTACTGCAGAAAGATTTTGTGACATTTGTGGTGTTAATACAAACACAACAAGAATTGGTACTCAAGAAATTTGCAAAGATTGTTTAGATAGAATTACAAAAGCGGCACAAGAGAAATAACAGACGGCATCAGAATAAAACAATGGAATTAGTCAAAACAAATGGAGCGGCAAATGCTGGTCTTTTTTATTTTGATTTAAAGAAGGGGATGTTTATGGGAGAAAAAGGATTTTACAAATCATATAAAATTACTGTAGATACAAAAGTAAATGTCGAATCAGAAAAAATTATCGTTTCACAAAATGATTTGAATTCTGCTCAACTCTTGATAAGCATTACGCAAGATAGTGTACCGTTTCTGTTAGAACCTGTCTAAAATCTATGGTATACTCTGTGTAAAAAAGGATGATTTCCATGATACACAATTATACAAGTAATATTACTCGTGAACAGTTTGAACTGATTCGTGAAGATTTAGAAAATGCCCGTAAAAAGACGCGCCCCCGCACAGTCGATTTGTATGAAGTATTCTGTGGCGTCTTATATCTGCTCACAACAGGCTGCCAATGGCGCAATCTGCCAAGTGACTTTCCACACTGGAAAACCGTGTATGCTTACTATCAAATTTGGCGGAAAGTAGACGAGAATGGCATAAGTCTTCTCGAAAAAGTGCATAAAAAAATTGGTTGAAACCTATCGCGAGCAAGATGGACGTAAGAATCAGACAAGTTTCTGCATCGTAGATGCACAAAGCGTGAAAAACACATGGATAGCTGGTGAAAAGGGTTATGATGCTGGAAAGAAAGTGTCAGGAATCAAACGTCATATTGCTGTAGATACGAACGGTCTCATTCATGCAATTGATGTAACAACTGCGAACATAACAGACCGAGAGGGCGCCATCCAAATGTGTGAAAGACATAAGAAAACATTGGAAAAAGTGACAAATATACTTTGTGATGGCGGATATACAGGGCCATCCTTTGCGCAATCAATAAAAGAAACGATTGATTGTTCAGTTGAAATCATCAAACGCTCTGAACTTCACAAATTTGTCGTGTTACCAAAACGCTGGATTGTGGAACGCACCTTTGCCTGGTTGGAAAATTACCGTAGACTGTGGAAGAATTGTGAACGAACACTTGAAAATAGTAGACAGAGTTGCTTATTGGCAAGTGTGGCAATTTTATTGAAAAGATTTTAGACAGATTCTTAGAATATGCGACAATAACTGTAGCCTTTGAAAAATCGGATAAAAGTTTAGTACATCAAAATGAAAAAATCGAAGTAATAGATGCGAAAAACGGGATAGTCGCAGTTGTTTTAATGACACAAACACTAGCGGTAGCAGGGGATGTATTAGGTGAAATTCACATAAAAAAGGGGGAGCTGTAATTGTAACTAGAAAGTTCCGCTTCTATGTAGAAAGATCATACATGTCTGATAAAACTATTGAATCGACGAATGAATTTACAATCATTCAAAAAGCAATTGAAGCTGGAGAAAAACTTGAAGGTGTAGATATTAACGGGATTATTGCAGCAGGTGCGAAAGCTGATGCTGCGTTACCGAAAACAGGCGGAACGATGAAAGGAACAACAATATTTGAAGCCGGTGACCTCAGATTTAAAAATGCCGCTAATGATATTTTATTCCGAAACAATGCTTCGGGAATATTTTCACTTTATGATATCGCACAAAATCAAGTTGTATGGACTTACAACCCTACTACTAAAGAGTTCATAGTAACCGCCGCTTCAAATCTTCTAAAGAAAACAGACATATATCCTAACTGGGTAACGCCTACAGGTAATGCCGTCCAGTTACCTACTGGAACAGACCTTAATACGGTTGTATCCCCGGGTATCTATGGCGGTTCTAACTTTGTTAACTCTCCTGATGGTGGCACAGATGCGGCGTATATCGAGGTATGGACTTACGGAAACTATGTCTATCAAAAATTCATTTCCATGACAGGTTCAAATAGACGTTCGTTTGTGCGCCGTAAGTCAGTTTCTACTTGGGGAGGATGGCAGAAAGAAATCCTTGAAGATGGCGGAATAATGACAGGGGATATTGATATAAAGAAAAATATCCCGGGTATGTCCTTCACTATTGCCGATGGCAGTAAGTCAGCTAAACTACTGTATAATGCCGGACCGGGTACTGATTACGGTTTCTGTATTATGACACCTACAGGGAAAGCATATTTACGTACAACAGGTGAATCGGCTACTCGTGAGATTGCTACAAAAGAGAAAGACGGAAAAGCTACATTAACCTTAACGGCTGATGCTACGCCAGGGAGTAGTAATCCGCAGATAGCAACTCGCAGAGGTAATACAGTGACAATTTGGTTGGATGCAATTAGAAACGCAGATTCAACAAACCCGATCATAACAACAATTCCTGAGGGAATGAGACCAACAGACTCTATAAACTATACAGGTGTATCAACAGACGGAACACTCTCACGTATTTTGTTTAGATTCAACGGGGAAGTACACTTTGCTGATAATACTGCTAAAGGCAAACGTTTTAATATAGCGTTCACTTACGTAGTTGATTAAAAGGAGGAAACAACATGGCTAAATATTACGGTTATTGTTATGACGAAAAGGGTAAATTTACGGAGATTATCCCTATCGATGAAAAACCGATTTACGAGAAACAAACGTTTTACCGAGAAGAACAAAAGGAGATCGTAACAGAAGAGAAATTGTGCGAGCTTCACCAATCCATTGAAGATGGTACGTATAAGCCTCCTCTTCCTGATTCTGGTGAAGAGCCTGAGGACATCGATGAAACTATCCAATTTGAAGCTACTTACGCAGAACCAATTAGCAAGTACGATTGCTCTGATTGTGTAATGGCAAGTATAGATTATGAAACTATTAAAGCACCATACGAGGAAGATGTTGTAATTGGTTATGAGCCTGACATTCCTGAAAACTGTACTTTAGAAGTTTGCCCTTGGTTAGGTTACGAGCCTGTATTCAAGGAAGGTAAATGGGTGAAAACAGTTGAGCCGAAGGTAGAGGAACAACAGCCACCAGAACCTTCAGAATTAGAAAAACTTAAAAAGCAGCTGGAACTAATGCAGAAAGCAATGGATGAAATGATCATTGTTAACATGAAATAAAAAGGAGTGGATATATAGTGGCTGAGTATATGGCACAACGAGTAATCGATGAAGTTTTTACGTATACATTTATCATTGTAAAAATGAAGGCTTACAAGGACAGAATCGATAAATACCTAACTGAAAATGGAAGAGCAGATTTAATTACCGATAGCGCACAATAGTGTGCTTTTTATTTTTGGTTTAAAGGGGTGATAGTGATGGAGCCAAAAGATGGTGAACGCATTGCGAAACTAGAAGTACATCTACAAACGATGAGTGCTGCAGTTAAACGAATCGAAGAAAAGTTGGATTACAACCAAAAAAATTATATGCAGCGTACTGAGATAGATGAAATGTTCAAGTTCCGTGATCGTGAAATACGTGATTTGAAATTGGCACAAGAAAAAAATGATGCTAACAAAAAAGCACATATATCGATGTGGATTTCAGGACTGTCATTGGCAGTCCTTTTATTATTTAACATTTTAAATTTTCTTAAATGAGAGGAGGTGGTTACATGAAAAATTTAGATAATGCATCAATTACACGTTACATTATCTTGGTTATTGGTGTAATTAATAGTGTTTTGAACTTAGTCGGTTATCAGACAATCAGCAATGAATTAGCAAATAATATCGTAGCTGTAATTACCGGAGGCTTTGCATTGTACATGGCTTGGAAGAACAACTATTTATCTAGTAAAGGTTTGCAGCAAAAAGATGTATTAGAAAAAAATAACTTACACTAAGAGGAGATGTTGAATAATGGCTAGATATAGTAATCACGGTGGGCATAATGAAATTGTACAAGGTGCGAATTATGGTGATCGCAAGGAACACGTTATGGATCGACAAGTTAAAGATGCAGTAACGGCTAAACTAAGAGCGTTAGGGCATACAGTTTATGATGATACAGATGAAGTAGGAAGAACACAAGCGCAAAACTTAAATAATATCGTAGCGAATTGCAACTCGCATGATGTAGATTTAGTTATTTCTTATCATTTAAACAAGTACGATACGAAAGCAAATGGTGTGGAGGTTTGTTACTACGATCAAAAAGACTTAGCGGCTAAAGTATCAGCCCAACTTTCAAAAGATATCGGATGGCGTGACCGTGGTCCAAAACAACGTACTGACTTAGCTGTGTTAAAAGGAACTAAAGCACCAGCAATCTTAATCGAATTAGGTTTCATCGATAATGAAGCAGATATGGCGAAATGGGATGTAGATAAGATTGCGAATTCTATTGTTTATGCATTAACTGGACAAAGAGTTGGTGGTAGCGGGAACGTAACAACCACTTCACCAACGAAACAAAATGTTATTCAATCAGGTGCATTCTCACCGTATGAAACCCCTGATGTTATGGGGGCGTTAACATCAGTAAAAATGACAGCTAAATTCATTTTACAATCAGATGGATTAACATATTTTGTTTCTGATCCAACATCAGATACTCAATTAAATGCTATGAAAGAGTACCTTGATCGTAGAGGTTGGTGGTATGAAGTTAAATAAAACTTAGTTATTTGGTAACACAGGTAACGTAAAGAAAGCCTACTCAATTTGATGAGTAGGCTTTCTTTAGTATTTTAAAGGTATTTTGATTTGAGGACGATTGTTTATAAATTCTACTTCATCTGTCCAGTCGATATTAGAATAAATGTTGAAAGATTCTAATTCTTGATCAGTTAAGAATGATAAAAGGAAACAAAGCTCATCTTCAATTAAGAATAAACCCTCTTTCATTGCATCTGAATTTGAAGGGAATTTTAAATTTTTTAGGTTATTTAAATATTGCGCATGTCTCCGAATTAATCTACTTAAGCGCTCATCTAACTTGCTTTTATACTCGTGCTTTTCCATCGTAATTCCTCCTACGTTTTATTAATTAGTTTTCCATTCTACTAAAGTACGTTTCTTACAACTTCCACAATCGAAATAACCATTTTCTTTTGTAATTCTTTGTTTATGACTACAGTTAGGGCATTGTACTTCTTGTTTTTCAAAGGCTGCATATATAAAACCTAATGAAAAAATAAATAGGGGAATAGCAAATAATAAACCGATAACAGTAATGCCTAAAATAACTGAAAACATAATACCGAAGATTCCAAAAATTAATGCCGTTTTACGACCAAATTTCTCTTTTAAGGAACTCTTTTTTTGCTCTACTTCAATGATGTAAGTATTACCATCAGCTGTTGTTTTTGTCTCCATATTTCTCCTCCTTAAATACTACTAATTAAGTAAATCAGAGTATTGCGAAATATATACATAAACAAAAACAGTACATTTATTTTATGTACTGTACAACATCTTCAATTTGGTACGTTTTATCAATACCTTTTTCTGAAGCTAATTGGTTTAAAGCATCTAAGATTGACTTTAACGTATCAAAACGTACAAGGCCAACCTCACCATTCACTAGATTACTAATAGTGGCTGGGCGTACCTTGGATTCCACGGATAACTTGTTTTTCGTAATCCCGATTTCCTCCATTGTTTCTCCTAAAGTGAATACCATAGAACTCATGGTAATACCTCCGTTCATTCCGATCGTTTATTACTTTACATTTTACACAATTTACATATTAAAGTAAAACTTTTTTCGAAATACTATTGACGTATGACTCCTAGAGTTATATATTGTTACTAACAAAGTTTTACTTCTAGAGTCATACTCTTGTATAAATGTGAAGGGTGGCGTTAAGAGTGAATTGTAAAAAGTCTATTGTAGGTTTATTAAATGATTCTCAACTTAAAGAGTTTCAGGAACTTCCAAAAAAATTGCAAGAAAAAATCGATTTTGATCTTTTTGGAGATCAAGTTTGTATGTTTAAAGTGTTATTGAGAGATATCGCTGACTATAAAGCCATTTATGTTCACGTAGAAACAGATAAAAAATTATACACTGTAGCGTACACAGAAAAGCATGAGACAGTACATGTTATCTGTGACGAACTTAAAAGCAATTTGTATTTATTTCTTCGTTACAGTGAGACATTTTTAAATGAAGTCAAGAACGAAATTGAAGAAGTGGAGAGCTACAAATGCAGAAAATAAATGACTATTTCGGTTTAGATGCAAAGTCTGATCGTATTTGGTTTTATGGTTTCTACACTGTAGCTTCTGTTCTTTTACTTATCAATATGCTTATAGCTCACGTGCTATAAGCTCTTTCTTTAACTGAATATCGGACAACCTCCAGCCTCGTGAATATCTTTATTCGAAAAAACAGATATACACGAGGTCTAGTTTCCTATTGTCTTTTTTAGGTAACTAAGGGGATGATCCACACGAGGAATGACCTAACACTCGTTAAACTTGAACAGGTTAGCTAAGCCAATGTCAGAAAGTTAAGCGTCCTAACAAATAACGTTTCCTTGTTTGCGTTGTTAGGAGTCTAGGCGAGTACGGCCATTAACGGTACGGCGGTTGCTTGGCGTGTTACGGCACGGGTAGCAGCTGATAATGAAAGAATGATAGGTTACGAGTAATGAAGGATACGCCAGTAGTGCATTTCCTTTCCTGGTTCTTTCTGCAGATAGGACAAGCTTTATCTGTAAAAAGTCAGCTGTGTAAGAAATTACAGCGTTTAAACAGGGTGTTACTATACGGATTCCTTAACCCGATAGACCATGATTGACAGAACGACTACTTTACGACGCTTTTTATTTTTTTGAAGCGTTGTAAGGTAGTCATTCTCTGCCCTAGCCGTTGTCCTGTACCCTCATCCCATGATTGTCGGCCAACCGCCAAAGTCAAGTATAAAAAGCAAAATAAAGATTAAAAACTTATTTAGGCTGGAGGGGGAGGAATTACTCCTCGATGGTCCAGATTTCCTCGATGGGCTTACCGAGTTCCTTACAGATTAAATAGGCTGTATCGAATCGAGGTTTAGTACGATTACGAACAATTGCACTAAGGGTAGAGTCGTCAACTCCGATACGTTTCGCAAAATCACTCTGTTTAATATCAAGTTCTGCAAATATTACCTTGAGTCTACATTTAAATTTCATATACGCTCACCTCAAGAATTTACTTTCTATATACAGAAATAAACTCCTTTATAAAAAGTACAAGCTAGAAAGAAAAAAATTGGTGTGGACGTGCAAAAATAATTCTCCAGGTCATATACCTATATCAAGACCACAAGGAATGCCAAGTGGAACTAAGGACATCTAGAGGGGAAAGGTGAGGACTAATGAGACCTGGATATAAGTATTTAAGTCGCATGCCACTGTATCCATCGCAAACTTTGTTTAATATGCACGCGGAGGCCGATGACCATGAGGAAGTGGGATGTATATACAATCACATTGCAAAACACAATATGCTCCAACATCCAAATTACATCGATATCGTTGATTTATTAGGGGGAGAAGAGTCCTACGGGCCTTATAACGAGATAGGTATACAGAAACGGATTGACGCGTATTTAGTTGATTGTAAACAGTGGAGGGATGGGTAATGAGGTGGCAATATGATTATTTAAATGATACTCCGTATTTGTATCCGTCAAAAGAACTGAGAAACATGTATAAGGAGTCCAGGGGGAAAGGTGAAGCGAATGCAATCGTAATGCATATGGAAAGATATGAAGTGTTTGACAATAAAGAATATCGTGGTTACTACAGCTTATCTAATGAAATCATGGAGGATCTATATGGTGATGAAGAAGAGCTCCTTGAGTGGGAGGAAGTTATTGATCAGTATCAACCAATTCTAAAAGCGAAAGGTTTACAACTAAAAAGAAAGAGGGATTCGATATGACACTTGCAGGAGAAGCTATTGTAATTTGGACAGCAACTGGATTGTCTGTAGTGGCGATGAAGGCAGCAGAGAAAATGGGGATGAGTGTTCCACATTGGCTTCCACGTATGACGATGTATACAACTGTTACCGGCTCGTTTCTGTATCTTCTACGTTATGTGCTAATGGTGTTTCTTTGAAGGAATGGAACCTGGAATCGTGGGACATTTTGTTATATAAGAAAACTAACTCGTACGTAATTCTTCCAGTAAAGAGCAACTATATCCTATAAGGATATATAAGGAGTGAACCCCTATGCTTGAGTTGTTATTAATACCTGCAGTTTCGCTGGGATACGCTTTGGTAAATGATAGATTAAAAGGTAAAGAGGATGATAGAAAGAAGATACAAGTGTTTTTTGAAGTAAGTGGAATTGCAATTAGGAAGGATGAAAAGCTACATTATCCAGTATTTCTTGAGCGGAAAGAAGATGATCGTAGTACGACTTATGTATATAAACTGCCGTTAGGGATGCCATCGAAATTAATACAGAAAGTTGAGGATGTTGTTAGCGAAGGACTTAATAAACCTGTACGTATCAAATATGATAATTACAAATTAATGATTCGTGTTTTTCATAAGGATATACCCGAGAAGTGGGAATGGACAGAAGGATTAGTGGAAAAAGGTAGATGGCGTGTACCAATGGGGCAAAGCCTTGAAAGATTGATTTATCATGACTTCGATAAAACTCCTCATATGGTATTAGGCGGTCTTACACGGATGGGAAAAACCGTATTTTTGAAAGTATTACTTACTACTTTGATTGAGGCGAATCCGGAGCATGTTCATGTGTATTTAATTGATTTAAAGGAAAAAGGACTAGAATTTAGTGAGTTTAGTAATTTGAAACAAGTGTTAGAAGTTGCTGATTCTGTAGAGAAAGCACACCATGTACTAAATAAAATTATGAAAAAAATTGAAGAGCGCGGAAAATTCATGAAGGGTAATGGATACAAAAATATAGTTGAAACAAAAGAAAGGGATCGGTATTTCATTATTGTTGATGAGGGTGCTGTACTTGCCCCAGCAAAAGGGTTACCGCGTGATGTTAACAAGATTCGGGAAGAGTGCCAGTACATGCTTAGTTATATAGCAACTGTATCGGGCGGCTTGGGTTTTCGTTTGATTCTGGCTACACAGTATCCTACGGTTACTTCAATACCATCAGTAGTAAAGCAAATGTCTGACGCTAAGTTAGGATTCAGATTACCGACATACAAGGCATCTGAGGTTGTCCTTGATGAGTCAGGATTAGAAACATTACCGTCGTTACCTGGTAGGGCTATTTATAAAACAGATCGATTAACAGAACTGCAGGTACCTTTTATTAGTGATAAGCAGATGTGGAAACATCTAAAACAATACGAGGTTGAGGTGAAGAAAGATGAACATCCAGACACATATCAAAATCAACCGTCAGATGACGATTCTGACCTCGATTAGAAAGCTGAAGTTCGCGACACGTAGGCATTTAATGGCGGTACACGATATGGGTGGTATACGTAACGCAAACCGCATTTTAAAAGATCTCAGTCCATATGTGAATAGTACAGTGTACCAAAAAGAGTACGTGTATTACTTAAATAAAAAGGGCCGTGAACTGTTCGACGATACAGAAAAGATTGTACCAAATAGTCGATTAGCTCACAGCCTTATGAGAAATGAAGCATGGCTCTATCTGTTTTTGTCCCGACGACTGGCAGATAGAAACACCTATACGTTATAAAGTAAATGATAAAAAGAAGACAATTATTCCTGATGTGAAGTTTCGTGATGAAGAAGGAACACTAAATGCCGTAGAAATAGATCGTACGCAAATGATGAATGTGAATGCTGAAAAAATGAGCAGGTACAGGGAGTTTTCATTATATTACAAAAACAAATATAATGGAAAAATACCACTCATTCATTTCTTTACCGTGACCGAATACAGACAAGAAAAGCTGGAGCAACTTGCAGCGAAACATGACATATATGCAAAAGTTTATGTAGTGCCAGGTATTTCGTGATGAAAAAGTACTGGACTCGTGTCAACATCTTAGGGTGTAACAATCGGTTATGGATTAACGGTGAAAGTGGTGCAGTTTATCAAAGTAAAATAGACAACAGGAGATGGATGTGGAGAAACAATATCGTCAATGCTACGGATCTAAATAGTGCTGAAAAGATTATAAGGTTACTGAGTTTACAACCTGAAGAACATAGAAAACTATATATGAGTTTTATTAAAAAGAAGTGATGATGAACGATGGCGTGGTACTAGGTATTTAAAACTTAGGAGGTATCTATTATGAAAAATGAAGAAACTTTACGTATAGTTCTACGATTACAGGAAATATTTGCACGGTATGAAATCACACCTTTAGATTTAGCACATATGGTAAGTTCTTACTGCGAAGATTTTCTAGCTGAAGACGTAGAAATAGAACCGGAAACATTAGAGAAATACACGAATCTGCAAATCGATTTAGACCAGTATGTATGGGATCTATTAACAGTACTTTCAGATATTCAATAATAAATCAGAAAACCTTTAGAACCCTATAGTAATAATACTTATATATAACTACTAATAATATACTCTATATATAATATATATATATTTATTAGTTATATAATTTATATTATATATATAAGGTATATTTTTTATAGAGGGGGTTCTTTTTCTTTTTGTTTTTATTAGATGGTGTTGTGTATTGTTTACCCCCTCCTAAATTTTCGAGATTTATATATTTTTAATTTTGACGACTGTAGCAAGTCGTCTTTTTATTTTGGTAATAGATTGCCAGTTTACTCTTGGAGTTATATAATTCAGACATAATATACTATACGTTAGGCTACTGGGGTAAGGAGTGGTAATTGTGGCATATGCTGTTTATGTACGTGTATCAAGTGACAAGGACGAACAGGTTTCTTCTGTAGAAAATCAGATTGATATTTGTAGATATTGGTTAGAGAATAATGGTTTTGAATGGGACGAGAATGCTGTGTACTTTGATGATGGTATATCTGGGACAGCTTGGTTAGAGAGGCACGCAATACAGTTAGTATTAGAAAAAGCTAGAAAAAAAGAAATCGATACAGTTGTATTTAAATCTATACATCGACTTGCACGTGACTTAAAGGACGCGTTAGAGATTAAGGAGATACTATTAGGACACGGAGTAAGACTAATAACAATTGAGGAAGGGTACGACAGTCATTACGAAGGTAAGAATGATATGAAATTTGAAATGTATGCAATGTTTGCGTCTCAGTTACCTAAAACATTATCTGTGTCTATAACAGCGGCTTTAGCTGCAAAAGTACGTAGGGGTGGTTATACTGGTGGATTTGTTCCATATGGTTATGAAATTATAGATGGTAAATATGCAATCAATGAAGAGGAAGCTGCTCTTGTCAGAGAAATATTTGAATTATATGCACAAGGATTTGGTTATATCAAGATTGCGAACACTATAAATGATAAGGGGGCACGTACAAGGAAAGGAGCTCCTTGGACATTCTCTACATTATCCAAGATGATTAAAAACCCGGCTTACAAAGGTACCTATATAATGCAGAAATATGGGACAGTAAAAGTAAATGGTAGGAAGAAGAAAGTTATAAATCCCAAAGAGAAGTGGGTGATTTTTGAAGATCATCACCCTGCTATAATCAGTCATGAATTATGGGAAAAGGTTAACAATAAAGATCCTAATAAGTTCAAAAAGAAACGCCGCGTATCAACAACTAATGAATTAAGAGGTATAACGGTTTGTGCGCATTGTGGTACAGCGATGAGTAAAAGAAATAGCATAAACATAAGTAAGAACGGAACGGAAACAGAATATTCATATATGATTTGTAACTGGAGCAGAATTACAGCACGTCGAGAATGTGTAAGACATGTGCCGATACATTATAAGGATTTGAGGGCATTAGTACTAAGTAAATTGAAAGAGAAAGAAAAGGATTTAGATAAAGAATTTGGTTCGGACGAAAATCAACTACAAGTAAAACTAAGAAAGCTTAAAAAAGATATTAATGATTTGAAGTTTAAGAGAGAACGGTTATTAGATTTGTATTTAGAAGACGAAAGAATTGATAAAGATACATTTACCATTCGTAATGCGAAGATTGAAAAAGAAATTGGATTGAAAGAGATGGAAATAAGGAAAGCGAGTAATATCGAAATTCAAATGAAGGAAAAACAGGAAGTTAGAGACGCATTTGCTTTGTTAGAAGAATCGAAAGATCTGCACAGTGTATTTCAGAAATTAATTAAGCGAATAGAAGTTGCGCAAGATGGGGCTATAGATATCTATTATAGATTCGAAGAATAG